ATGCGGCAGGGGAAGGCAGTTTATCAGGAAAGCCAGACGTTCGACCGGAAGGCGGCGGCCCAGAACTGGCTGAAGCGCCGAGAGGCAGAGTTGGCAGCGCCAGGCGCGATCGAGCGAGCCAATCGCAAGGGCGTCACTGTACGGGAAATGATCAAGCAGTATCTTGAGGAGTACGGGAAACTGCGACCGTTGGGCAGGACCAAGGAGGCGACGCTCCAGGCGATAGCTGCGACATGGCTGGGGGATGTGGTCGACCGGGACCTGACTTCCCAGGTGTTGGTCGAGTACGCAATGGATCGCATCGAGAAGGGCGGCGTGCAGCCGCAGACTGTAGGCAACGATCTTTCTCACCTCGGTGCCGTCTTGACGGTTGCGCGCCCAGCATGGGGCTACGAGGTGGATCCGGTGGCCATGGCCGACGCCAGGCGCGTTCTGCGCAAGATGGGAGGCGTTTCCAGGAGCAACGAGCGGGACAGGCGCCCAACTTTGGAGGAGCTTGACACCATCCTTGCCTACTTCGTTGAAATGCGGGAGCGTCGCAAGCAGCAGATCGACATGGTTCGGATGATCGGCTTTGCGATTTTCTCAACGCGCCGCCAGGAAGAGATCACCCGGATCCGCTGGGACGCCATCGACGAAGCACGCCAGGCAGTGCTGATCACGGACATGAAGAATCCTGGCCAGAAATACGGGAATGATGTCTGGTGCCACCTGCCAGATCAGGCATGGCGAATTTTGCATTCGATGCCCCGGCGCGAGGAGTTCGTGTTCCCCTACAACGCGAAGTCGGTCAGCGCTTCGTTTACCAGGGCTTGCAGCTTCTTGGAGATCGATGATCTCCACTTTCACGACCTGCGCCATGACGGCATCAGTCGGCTTTTCGAGATCGGATGGGATATTCCGCGCGTGGCCAGCGTCTCGGGCCACCGGGACTGGAATTCGATGCGGCGTTACACGCATCTGAGAGGGAACGGCGACAAGTACGAAGACTGGCCGTGGTTGGAGCAGATAATAGAGGGCCCCACGATCGAGGCCCGGTAGGCGGGAGGGTTAGGATGCACGGCGCAGGGTTCTGCGCCCCATGAGCTTTTCGTGCTCCTCCTTCGCCGTTCTGTGCCGTTCGTCAAGGTAATTCGCCAGGTCCGTCAGGTGTACGCCACGCGCAGACTTCTGACTGTTCTCCATGCGTACCAGCGGCAAGTCGATTTCGCCGGCCGCTACCTTCATCTTCATTTTCTCGGGGGTCAGGTGGCTGAAGTAGTCGGCGCAGACGCGTTCGAGGGGAATGATGGCGGCGCCATCGTACTGAGCCATCAACAGAAACAGGGTGTTCATTGGGCGTTACCTATCCCAGCTCTCCGGCTGGGCTGTTCCGCGACCCTTTCCCTTGGGCCGCGGGCATGGATGATTTCAGGTAGGATGCACCGGCTCACCGGTGACGGGACCAGCCTTGGCGGGCATGTGCCCCTGATCCGGTGGGCTTTCGCTGGGCGAAGGTCTGGCCGGAAACGGCTTTCCCGCCAGGATGCCCAGGGCGTCGGTGGCGCGCTGGACGATGTTGAGCGCCACCTGCAGCGCCGCCGCGTCATCTTGCATGCGCATGAGTGCGGTCATCTTGGGCCGGTGTTCGGCACATACTCTGTCGCGAAGCTGACCGGCGGCGCGGCGAACAGCGTCGGCCGTACCGTGGTGCTGGAGCACCAGGGCCATGACCAGTACCACGTCGACGCTGTGCATCTGCATCGTTGTGGTCCGCAGGAGCCAGCGGGGAAGGGCGATGCCTGGTTTCTGCTTCATCCGAAACACCCCGCCTGCCAGGCTGCGAGCGTGCGGATGATCGGGAATATCTCTACCAGCCCTACCACGGCCAGGCCGAGGGCGGCGATGATGCCGAGTGCGGTCAGTGCTCTACGCATCGCGCGGCCCTCCCTGAGTCGCCACTGCCCGGTCGAGACGTTCGATCTCGGCCCTGAATTGGGATTGCTTCATTTCAGTCTCCCATCGCGCCGTGGCCAGCGCATTCGCCGTTGCAGCCGTGTTCCAAGCATTCCGGGCAGGGCTCACCGTCATCTTCTTGGTCGTCGCTCTTGATGAGGACCAGGCGCCCGCCGCAGTGGTGACAGAACAGCGCACCGTTCTCTGCTGGTCCGTCCTCAATGAAGTTCCAGGTCTGGCCGCAACTTGTTTCCCAGATGCCGCTGCTTTCGGTCCATTTGCACGACGGGGATGCCAAACTGGTCGGCGCGTGCGCCAGGGCGGCGCGGGCACGCTCAATCGCCCACTCCAGCATGTCGAGCGTTTCGCACTTTTCGATCATGATGTAGGTCTGCCCAGTGTTCTTCAGCTTCTCCGGCTGTCCCCTGCGATTTTTTACCCAGTCACGCACTCGGATTAACTCCTGAAGTGCCGCCCGCTCATCCCCGCCTGCCTGCTCTACCGATGCAGGCGCGTCACGAAGCGGTGTGCCTGCCAAGCCCTTGGCTGCCAGGTAGTTGGTGGCGCGTGCCACCAGGTTGCTTTCCGGGGCATGCCGCTTCAGTGAACTGGCCAGCATGCGAACCAGCATTGCCAGTTCCTGGGTGCGCTGTCCCTCGGCGCGGCCGATGTCGTAGAACGGACGAAGCCAGTGATCCTCCGCCGGCGGCTGGCTGGCCTGGGCGCCGAAGGCTAGCGCGCCGGTGATGGCGTCCGCGGCGACCTGGCGCATATTGGCGGCGGTCATATTGTCCTGCTCAGGGCATGGGTACTCGGCGATGGTGCGGAGCGCCAGGTCCTGGGCGGCTTGCGTCGGCGCCTGGTCCTTGATCAGGGACAGCAGGCTCTCGGCTGAGGAGTGAACGTCGTCGAGGTCCGTCGACCAGCGGTGCGGGGAGCGGTGCTGGGTGCTGTCGTGGATGTTGTCCAGGGCTTCGACGATGCCGCGCAGGCGGATGGCGCACTGCTCGATCAGTTGGTGCTGGGTAGATGACATGGTGGTGTCTCCGGTTGCTCCGGCGCCGGCGGCCGGCAGCGGAAGCATTTGCACAGGCCTATCCGTTGGCCCGTGGTGCGGCAGATGGTGGGGCGGTTCATTTCGTGGCGTCTTGCTTCATGGCTTTGGCGTGGCCGACGCAGGTGCGGACTGGGTTGCCCTGGTCGTCCAGGTCGGCGTGGCAGTAGAACCGGCTGAGTTCCTGCCGGCAGTAGATGGCATCGGAGGTGGTGACCGGCGAGGTGTTCGCCGGGGTGCCGAGTCGATAGGCGCAGCCGGCGCACGTGCCGCGAGGGTTCACCGTTGCGGCCAGGACAACGCCCTGCAGCGCTCCGAACATCGTCGGCAGGTTCGCCTGCTCCGCGGTGTGCGGATGTTCGCCGTGCTCGATGAGGATCAACTCGACCATCGCTCGGCAGTTCTCGGCGACGGCGTTGGCCATGCCCAGCACCTGGGCGAACAGGTCGAGCATGGTGGCTGGGTCGCGCTGGGCTGCCATTTTCTCCAGCACCTGACGGCGCAGATCCGCCGGCAGAAGCACGGCGCCGGCCAGTTCGTGCGCGTCGGCGGCGCTGATCTGATAGTCGACAGGGGGCTCAGCCATGGCTCCTCCTGGGGTTTACTCGTAAGGACCTGCCGTGGTTGAGCTGTCGAAACTCGGTGCAGATGACGATCACGTCGGGGCCGTCACGGCGGTGGACCGGCATGGCGCTGAAGTCGAGGCTCGAACAGTCGTCCAGGCGTCGCTCGCAGGCGCGGCAGCGCCCGCCCTTGGGGTAGTAGTTGGGCATGGTTGGCTCAGGTGAAGAGGGTGGGCTGGGCGCTCTTGTCCAGCGCCTGCTGGATCTTGGTGAAGGCCTCGGGGTGCTGCTGGTCGAACGCTGGCATGCGGGCAGACTCAACCCAGGTGCCGCGCTCGGCGCCCTTGTCGAGCCAGGATCGTGTCCAGTTCGTCGCGCTGACGCCGCATTCGGCGATCTGCTTCGTGGTGATGAAGCCCTGGCGGCGAAGCGTGGCGATCACCTTCAGCGCGCCTTCCTTCCACTCGGTGAGGCGCAGCGGCGCCGGAACGCCGGCGGGCACGTCGGGGACCACGATCGGGACGTGGCAGCGTTCAGCGGGGTTCCAGTCGAACAGTTGCGGCCCGCTCAAGTGCTGGAGCCAGTAGCGCAAGTGGAACTCGGGGAATTCGACGAACTTGCCGTCGCGCCGACGGTGTCCGCGGGACGGCGCGAGCACTGCGATGCCGCACATTTCAAGCAGGCGCGCGATTCCGTGGCTGGCCTCGGTGATCCGCCCGACAATGACCATGCGGTGATCTGGCCCGGGCGCCCCGTACCGGTCCTGCCAGTGCTGCGGCAGGATCTGGTCGGCCACCTTGGCGTTCAACTGCAATTTGGCCTCGACGCCGATCTGCCGGCCTTCCTCATGGACAACCAGGATGTCGAACCCGGCAGTCTCCGGGTAGCAGGTCCAGCCGGGGACTCGGTTGAACTCGTCGATGAACGCCGCGCAGAGTTCGGCCTCGCTCTGCACCAGCGGCGCATTGGATCTGGTCATGGCGTTACCCTCGGCGCCCAAGGCTGGAGCGCTTGATTTCCAGGCACGTACAGAGGGTGGCGCGGGTGGCCATCCTTCGTCGTGCCAAGACACCAGAGGCGCCCGCCGGCGGCGGTCAAGATGCTGGTTACGGCTTCTACTCGCTCGGGCTTCGCATTGGCGCCCCAGGCGCACACGATGTCGGTGTACTCTCGGGCGATCGCGCGCAGGCGCCAGTCGTTGTCTGGGCCTACTGGGTCGCTGTGCTGCCAGAGGTCGGCCGGGTTCGTCGCGCGCAAGGCGTACAGATTGACGACGGCGATCCCGTTGCAGCCCCAGGCCGAGGCGAAGTTGCGGCAGCGCCGGATCGTTGGATCGTCGAGCGCGGCATCAGCGGTGCTCGGATTGAGCATTAGGAAAACCGCTGTGCCTTTGTCGGCCAGGCAGTCGCCAGGGCGAGTCAGAAGGTAACGGTACTGGCCGCATTCGCTGATGATGGCGCTCATGGTGTCACCCGCTTGAACTCGACCACCCAGACCCATGGGTTGGCGTCCCATGAGGACTCGCCGTTGATCGACGACCAGAGCGAAGCAAACGACTCGCGTGGATCGGCTGCAAAGTGTTTGCTGTCCTCGACGTCGAAGGACCCTTCGCCGACATCGCGGACACCCTCGGCCTTGGCCTGCTCCTTGCTGATATCCTGTAGCCGCTCGACGCGAACAGCGGTGATTTCCAGCAGGATGCGGGAGGCCCAACGCGGCATATGGATAGAGGGGCGAACGCGGCCCTTAGAGATCATGGAGCATCCTGTCTGCCGGACGCTGAGGTCTGCCGGGTACCAGATCGGTTCACCTTGGCTGAGGTCGCTCGGCGCGATTGCGTCTACCTGGGCATCTGCTGCCCAGGCCTCCCGCACCCACAGCCGATCTCCGGGCTGGCCGTAGGGGCAGGTGATGCGTGCGTGCAGGCCGGCATCAAGCGTCTTGAATGGCGTATTGGGATCGACCATTGAGCCGAGGAAGTCGGGCTGCGGCGTCACCACTCGGCGGGTGACCGTCTTCCTACCTTCCAGGATGGCGCGGACCATCTGGTCGTTGAACAGGATTGGCCGCTCCTGCGGCTTTTCTGCGGACATAGGGAATACCTCTCGCCTGATGGCGAAATGCAATAAATTGGGATAACGTCCGGCAGCCATACGTTTAGCCAGACAAGGAGAGTGGGAGTGACCTATGTTGCTTGGGGTGTAGTGCTGTTTTTCGCTATCAGTTGGACGATTGGACTGCTGTTTAGGCCTGAAACTCGCTTTCTTTCAACAGTTGCTGCAGTGATTCACTGGTGGATCATGATCGGAGTTACCGCGTTTAGCGCAACTAAGGTCTGGCATTTGTTTTGGCTGATGCCGCTTGCTCTTATCGTATGCATGGTTGCCATGGGGGCACTCGTTAGCGTTGGCAACAGGAAGCCTTCTGCTGTGTTTGCCGCCGCAATTTGGATTCTCTGGCCGGCAACCTGGTTGGCTTATCAATTCTCAAAGTAACGATTCATGCCGGAGCCTTCTGGCGCTGAACAGTCGGAGAATGTGTGCTCCTTCTGTGAGCGGATCCAGGGATGCCGGCGCCCGGGCTTGGGCTGCTGGCGCGGGGTCGTGAGTGCGTCTCGCAAGGTCATGCCGGCGGCGAGACCCAGGCTGAACTTATGGCCCTGGACTGGGCCGTGGTGGCGGTGGTGCTGCTCTACGAACGCATTCGCCTCGGCCAGGGTGAGGGGGCAGATCTCCAGCTTGCTCACGCCGCCACCGCCTGTTGCGGCGTCGGCCGTAGCCGCCGCTTCCATGGGTCGTTCGCCCGGGCGTATGCGGCCATCGTGTTCGGGCTCACGCTGTTGCCGCACATGTGGACCTGCTGGGATAGAGTGAACCGCTGCCCGTTGTGGCCCCGCTCGATGATGTAGCTGTCGGGGAAGCCCTGGGCGCGATACAACTCACGCGGTTTCAGCATTCGCAGGCGGATGTCGACGATCACGTAGGGGCTACCGCTGATCCAGACCGTGACCAGCGCCAAGCGGTCCTTGGTGGTTACGGTGCTGACCGGCTCGTCCAGCGGACGGATGTTCTCGCCCATGCCGTGGTACTTCATCAGGAACGCCGCCACCCATACGGCGCCTTCGACCTGTTCTGGGGTTAGGCTGCCGGCGATCATTTCTGGCGTGACCAGCATGTGGTGACCGCCGGTTGCCACGGTAGGCGCCGGCTGGTCCGCCGGCGTGCTGCTGTGGCCGGTGGTATTCGTCACCAGAAGGGCGCTGACCAGGTCGTGGTGGTCCGTGCCGGTTTGCGTGCCCAGCGGTCCGTCCACCGGGGCGCCATGCGACCCCTTCCGCAGCGTTACCAGGTGTGCCGTGGCGAGCTGCTGCTGACTGCCCTTGTTCGTGATAGTGCTAATCGGGGCGTCGGCCGGGCGGCTGTGGGTGGTGTTGTAGCCCCCGTTGGCCTGGACCATGAACGCGGTGGCCACTCCGCAGTCAGCTTTCGCGGTGATGGTGTACATCGGCTCGGCGACCGAGCGCGGCTCGGTTTGGCCGGCGCGACCGCCGACACCGACCAATACCGCGCTGGCCAAGCCCAGGGCGTGCGCCGCGCCGGCTGGGCGCTTGCACTCGCCGCCGCTCGTGATCGTCGGCATCGGCTGATCGACCGGTGCGCCGGTGGCGTCGAACCGGAACTTCACCAGATGCGCCGCAGCGACAGCGTGCTTGATGCCGCCGGCGACCACGGTGCCGAGCGGTTCATCCAGTTCAAGGACGCGCGGTGCCTGTCCGTCGCGCTCGCCGTAGCCGACTTGGATCAGCGTCGGAGTGGCAACGGAGAAAGCGCCGCCCTTCGGCCAGGCAGTGATCGTGTTCAGCGGCTGGTCCACCGGATGCACGGCCTCGCGCGACCAGTTCGCGATCGGCACGATGAAGGGCCTGGCGCGCTGGAGCACTTCTTTCTCGATCCCCTTCGCGATGCGGCGCATGGTGGCCTCCGCCAGCGGCTTCTTCCGGTTGCGGATCGTCTGGCCGAGGTCGCTCCAATCGATGCACTCTGCGGCTGTGCGGTACGGCTTCAGCCCCTTGCTGGGCTTCGCGGCATGGGTCTTCTCCGCCGCCACTGGCTCGAAACCGCCGTCGGTGGCCACCAGGTACAAGCGCTGGCGGGTGGTCGGGTCGCCGTAGTCGCAGTTGCGCTCGACCCAATAGTCGACGTGGTAGCCGAAGCCTTCCAGGGCGCGCAGGAACTGGCGCCAGGTGCGGCCCTTGCGCTTCGGATCGGGCACCAGGAACTGCTCGTGCCGTGGTACCCGCTCGCCAGGACCGGCTACAGTGCCGTCGAGGCGCACGACGCGGCCGGTCGACTTGTCGCGCTTGGCGATCAGCGGGCCCCATTGCAGGATCTGTTTCACGTTCTCCAGGCTGATCACCCAGGGGCCGCGGCCGAGCTTATGGAGCTTGCCGGCCCACTTCACAACAACCCAGGACAGGTCGCGGATCTCTTTCTTGCGCGGCTGGCCGCCGGCGGCCTGGCTGTGGTGCCGGCAGTCCGGCGATGCATGCAGCCAGCCCACGGTGGCGCCCTTGGTGGCCTCGATGGGGTCGATGCCCCAGACATCGGTCGGCAGATGCTCGGCGTGCGGGTGGTTGGCCTCGTGCATGCTGATTGCGGCCGGGTTGTGGTTGATGGCCAGGTCGACCTTGCGGCCCAGGCCCATTTCCAGACCGGTGCTGGCACCGCCGCCGCCGGCGAACAGGTCGACGATGATCGCGTCGTCGGCGTCGTCCAGGGCCAGGCCGTACTGGGTTTTGAAGTCGAGCGGGGAGGGCTTCTTGAGGGAAGTCATGCGGCGGGTTCCTTTTCGCGAACGTGAGGACGCACTGCGCTATGCGTGATGGCGCAGTGATGTCGTTGGAGTTAGATTTGGAAGGCCCGGCATGGGGCCGGATCAAGGAGGAGAGATGCCTGACTTCAGAATCGTCGAGATCGTGTTCGATGACACCAAGGTCTATTACCGGTATGAGACGGTGGGTGCATCAACAATCGGTGGAGAGCAAACACCTGCTTATCAACAAGACATCATCCTCAATCATTTTCGGTCTGCCGCAGGCTATCGGGGTTCTCCGACCAAGGTTGAAAGCGCTGCACTTGTTGCATCGAAGGCCGTGGGACGAGTGGTCCAAACTTTGAGCGGATCCAAGGCTCAAGCCAGGTCGACAAAGAACGCTTGGGTAACCAAGGCGCATGCAGATGGTAACTATGAGGTTCTCAACACCCAGAGTCGTTAGGCTGTACGCGACCCGCTAGAAGTACGTCAGCACTCCGTGAACAGGCACTGGACGCCGCCCTGCCTGACAGGGCGGCCCACGAGGCATGGTTGAATCGCCCACAGGGCGGCGTCCGGTGCGTGCTTGCTGGAAGAGAAAGCGCCCCGGGTGGGGCGCTGTATCGAGGGTCAGGCCGCAGCCTGTTGCTGCTGGTCGACGAGTTGCCCGGCGTCGATCCAGACCGCCTGTAGCCATGCCGGTGTCTTCGCCATCGGCTCCTTGAGCGTGCCGGCGACGATCAGCGTGTCGATCTCGCCGCCGGCGGCCAGGCTCTGGAACAGCTTCATCGCCTGCTGAGTGCGAGCAGGGATATCCAGCACGTCGAAGCGATCCAGCAACGCCAGGCGCAGGCCGGAGATCGTCGCGATGGTCAGGGCCAGCGTCGCGTCGCACCGCCAGCGTTCGGACTCGGACAGCAGGCCGTACAGCCGGCCGCCGAACGTGACGTCGATGTCGGCGCTGATCTGCACGGGCGACCAGCCGGCGGTGCCGGATAGGCGCTGCAGCAGCTCGTTCACCGGTCCGATCGCGTCGGCCAGGATCTCAGCCGGGATACCCGCGGGGGAAAGGGCATCGGCCAGGGCGCTCCAGGCGCAGACCTCGGCGTGGAAGCCGGCGGCCTGCTTGATGACTTCCTGGCGCTGGGCGGCGGCGTTGAACGCTTCCTGCAGCGACTGCACCTTGGCCTGCTGCCGGTCACGCGCCTGGCGCAGTTCGTTGATCGCCTGTTCGCCGTTGGCGATCGCCTCTGCGCTGGGCGCCTGGGCGGTTTCGGCTTCCAGGGCGGCGGCCTGCGCGGCGGCGTCTTCGCTCTCCTTCAGGTCCCGCTGGCTGTTGGCGACGGCCCGCTGAGCGCTGGCAAGATACCCGCGGTACTCCTCCTGGCGTTTCGCCGCCTCGGGATCGGCAACCTTCGCCGGTGGCTGGTACGCGACCAACTGGCCGGCCTGCAGGTCCACGGCGCCCTGGCAATGAGGGCAGGTCAGCGGCTGGTGGGCGGGCTCGCCGCTGGCGGCGGCCTCGGCTGCCATCACCTTTTCCGACCATTCGTCCTGATTGGCCTCGTCGGTTGCCAGCTTGTTGCGCCGGCGGTCGGCCAGCGCTGCGGTTTCGCGCAGAGCGGTGATGCGGCTGGCCCGCGCCTGGGCGTCGGCGTGGGCGCGCTTGCTGGAGCCCAGGGTCTGCTGGGCCTCGTCCAGGTCCTGGGCGGTGGCTCGCAGTTCCGCGCGCGCCGATTCCAGTTCCTCCTCGCTGACGATGACCGGCGGCGCCTCCGGCTCCCACCCGTTCGCCTTCTCGCTGCCGTAGTTCTCGCCGGTGATAGCCTTCCAGGCGCCGCGCGCCTCGCTGGCGTATGACTTGGCCTGCTCGACGGCGGCCGGGAACCCGGAGCGAAGCAGGGGCTTCACCTTTTCGAACAGCGCCAGGTCCAGGCCTTTGGCTTCCAGCCGCTTGCCGACTTCGGCCGGGCTGGCGCTGGCGCCGGTCAGGTCGAACAGCACCCGGCGGCGATCTTTGGCGTCCAGAGCGGCGAAGCGGCTGGCGTCGAGCACGAACGGCAGGAACGGCGAGTCGGCGAGCGGGGAGCCTTTGCCGCTGGGCAGCGCGACCCCGCAAGCCTGAACCTCGCCGGCCTCGTCCAGCCACTCGACACGGGCCTCGCCCTTCTTGGCGCCCTCGGTGATCAGTTGGCCGATATGCTGCTTCTGCGCAACGCGGCCGGGCTTACCGGTGAAGGCGTGGCTGATGGCGTCGAGCAGCGAACTCTTGCCGGCGCCGTTGTGGCCGGCCACCAGGAGCACCGGCGCAGAAACATCAAGGGCCGCATGACGCAGCCCTTGGAAGTTGGTGATTTCGAGTTTCGTGATGCGCATGGCTCACTCCAGGGTGATGGGCTCTTCGGCCGGGGCCTTGGTGGCAACGGCGACGCGGTAGGTGTTGAGGTCGGGCGATTCGCCTTCGGTGGCGAGCGTGATCACACCGTCGTCGAGCAGCTTCAGGGCGACAGCCAAGGACTCGTCGGTGCTCAGCGCGAAGCGCGACTGCAGCCAGCCCGGGGTGATCTCGTCTTTGCGCAGCACCAGGACGGTGATGTCGTCGATGGTGTGGCCGCCGTAGGTTGTGGCGCCGGGCTCGGCGGCACTGCTCAGCAGGTCTTTTTCCGGTTCCGGCGGCGATTGCAGGATCACCTCGCGCTCGCCGTTGGAGTTCGGTGCTGATACAACGCCGGCGGCTTCCATTTCCTCGACGATGCGCGCGGCGCGGTTGTAGCCGATTTTCAGGTAGCGCTGGAGCCCGCTGATGCTGACCCGGCGTGTGTCGATGACATGGCTGACCGCTTCAATGTAGAGCGGGTCCTGCGCGCCAGTGCCGCCGGCCTCGTCGCCATCGTCGCTTTCGTCCAGGGCCAGGGCGCTCTGGTCGGGATCGGGTACGACGGTGTCCATGCCCTGCAGGTACTCCTCAGCGTCGGCCACCACCAGCATGCAGACCTTGCCGGCACGGTCGATTAGGTCGTGACGCAGCGGGTCGAACTGGCTGACCTTGAAGGTCGCCTTGATGCCTTCTTTGATCGCCACCGACTCCAGGATGCCGCCGATGGCCGGGCGCTCGCCGGCGGAAATCAGCTTGACCGCATACTTCACGGTGCGCTCTACGGTGCTGCGCAGGCGGTCGATGACGTCGGCTTGTTTCTTTTCGGTCAGCTTCGGCCAGACATCCGGCAGGACGCGGACCTCCTGCAGCAGGGCCTGGAGCAGGTCGCGGCCGAGCGTTTCGGCAGCGAGGGAAACTACGGTGGCGGGCTGTTCCTCGTCGAACTCTTCTACGAGGTCTTGAGCGATAGTTGCGGCGGTTTGGGCTGTCATTGGCTGCTGTTCCTACTGGTTGGCGATGCGTTCGAGGGTGGTGTGCTGGGACTCGCTGAGGAACATCCGCGGGCCGTAGCGCTGGAAGTTGGCGCGCAGGTCGGCGGTGAACTCTTCTTCCCAGGTGGTGGCGGCATTCAGCTCCGCCGCGCCGAGGAGGCTGTTGAACTCCTCGACACGGTCGAACTGCTCTTCGACGGTTCGGCTGGGCATGGCCGGTTACTCGAGATTGAGCTCGTCGGTGCCGGTGTCGCCGGTGTCCGACTGCTGGCCCGGGGCGGGTTCGGTGATTTCGCCCGTCTCGGTGTTCACGCCGTCCGGGTCCTGGTCGTCAACAACGCTGTATTCGCCGGTGAGGATGGACGCGTTGTCCTGGTCCAATCCGGCGTCGGCGCGTTCGTCCAGGGTGACTGCGGTCTGCAACTCGATGCTGACCGGCAGGTACTTGAACAGCCGGCGGATGACGGTCTTCTTGGCCATCTCTTCGTAGTGGGTGACCCAAGGCCCGTTTCCGGATGCCTTGCTGGTGGCGCGTACTTTGTCGACGTCGGCCTTGCTCATGACCTCGAATTGCACGCCGCCGTCCTTCAGCTTGGCGACCGCGTAGACGTGGGTCATGACGCCGCGTTCACCTTCTCCCGGAACGTGCTGGACGTCTTCGTCGAGGCCGTAGCGATAGCTGAACTGGTCGTTCTGGTGCACGGTGCGCGCGGTGAGCGAAACGATCTGGCCGGAGCGCCGGGCAAGGTCAATCATCCCGCGGTAGCCGATGATCAACTGGACGTTCGACAGGCCATCTTTCGCCTTGCCGTTGCCGAACGGCAGCAGGTAGGCATGGCCGAGAGCGTTACCCGGTTCCAGGCCGAGCTGCGCGCATTGCATCACGGCGCCGAGGAAACTCTCCTGATTGCATTTCGCCAGGGCCGGTACTTTGCGGATCTCGGTCAGCGCGATGCGCGCGAGTCGGTCGGCGGTCATGTGCTTCGGAAGCGCCAGGGCCATCTGGGCTTTGATCTTCGGGTCAGTCATCAGGTGGGCCAGCGTTTTCGGCTGGCCATTGTTGGCGACATTGCCGGTCGCGGCGGCTTTCAGGGCGGTTGCGGACATGCTGGGCTCCGGTTACTTGAGGCGGAAAACGCGGGATTCGCTGGTCTTCTTGAACTGCTCGAACAGCGCGGGGTGAGCTTCCTTGAAGGCGGATTGGTCGAAGCGGTTGGTGGTCTGGGACTTCCACGTCAGTACCGACTTGCCGTTGACCGTGAGTTGGGCGTGGTCCTGCATGAAGAGCTTGATGCGCTCCTCTGCGGACTCGATCTCGTACTCCAGGCCCTTGGCCTTGGCTTTCAGTTCGCGCAGGCGGTTGAACACCTCCACGACCTTGCCATCGGCCTCGATGCTGGTTCCGGCGTCACGCTCGAACAGCCGGAGGATGTCGCTGACAGCGGTTGCTTCGGGCGGATCCAGGCGCTGGATGCGTCCCCAGAACTCGACCTCCTTCTCGCGAATCGCCGCGATGGTTTCGTCGTCCCGCTCGACGCGGTACACGCGGAAGTCGTCGCCGCCGATCAGCACGCCGAAGATGCAGACCTGGCGGCCGGTGACCATCAGGCCGTGCATGGCCTGGGCGGTGTAGTGGACTGGAATGGCATCGGTCTGAACCTCACCCCAGTCCTTTGCCTTGAATGGGCTGACCGTCTTGATCTCGATGTTTTCGCCGCTGGCGGCCTCGGCGTCGATCTCGGCGGCCATGAAGTCGTGCTGCTGGTCGCGGTAGCGGTTTCCGCGACCGATGATCTTCAGGCCGGTCTCTTCGGCCAGCAGGTCGATGACGTAGGGCTCCATCCGCTGGCCACGGGTGAAAATCTTCTGCTTCGCCGGGTCGACGGGACCGGTGCGCGGCTGGATCTTATCCAGGTACACGTCCAACGGAGTGCGCCAGGGGCTGATGCCGAGGATGCCGGCGACATCGCTGCCGCCGAGGTACTTGGTGCGGTCGAGCGCGCCGACCGATGCGAGAGCTGCAGTCATGGGGCTGGTCTCATTTCAGGGTGAGGGTGGTTGTTGCGTGAAGGCGGGGGTTGCGCCGGAAGCGCAGAACGCAGAGGTCGCCGCAGATGTTGGCGAAGAGCGGGTTGTGGTAGCCGTGGCGGTTGGCCAACTCGACGGCCTGGCGGATGCTCTTTCCGGCAAACTCTTCGATATCGTCGAGTTGGTCGTCGATGATCGAGCGAACGGGGCGGGTGGTCATGTGTTCGTGCTCCTGAGTTCTGCCCAGCGCGAATCCGCCGCGGCGTCGAGCCGGCGGCGCATGTCGTCGTAGAGGCGGGTGTCGATGAAGTCCACTGCGTAGGCCAGTTCGATCTGGCCGTGGAGGAAGCTCTGTTCGGGGCGCGGAAAGTGGGACCGGCGCATGGCCGTGATGCCTTCCTCAATCATCCGAACCGCGCGTTCATTGCTGAAGGCCATCGTCGTCCTCCTGCTCTTCGTCCTCGTGCTCCGGTTCCGGCTCCGGCTGGTCCCAGAGCGGGTCGACGGCACGGTCGTAAGCGAGTTGCGCGTTGCTGAAAGCCGCGCGGTTGCGGCGCTCGCGGTATGTCCACATCGGGATGCTCTCCGTGGTTCACCTGCATTCGGCAGCACCCAGGCACACGGCAGTCGTGCCCGGTGGGGCGCCGTGGTGGGTGCTCTCGAATGGAGGTTGAAAAAAGCCCGGCCGGAGCCGGGCAAAGAGGGGGAACGCTGCATGCGCAGCGGGGAGTGATCTGGCCGGTCGCGACTCCGGCTCTGGCATCAGTGCGCTTCTCGGGTGTTTGCCGCTGCTGCGGTGACTGTGCTGATGCCCGGAACTTCATCGGCCATGGCCGCCCACGTGCGCGCTTGTTCCCGCGCTTCCCGCGTGTCTCCAGGGAGCTTTCGGCTCCCAGCTTCCACGCCTCAAATCACTCCCCGCTGCGCCCTGGCCGTGCCAGGAGCAGGAAAGAGAAGGGCGCCGCCAAGCGCCCTGTCTCCACTTACATGCACCGCCTTATGTGAAAGCGGTTGGGTACAGGCTCGACCGCATGTTGGTGATCTGCCGATTGAGGCTGGGCTACATGGTGAGGTCCCCCGTTGTACGCGCCGTTGGACCGGCGGGCGCTCGCCGTGGGTTAAACGCCCGGCAATGGGCCAGGCGCCGAAGTCAGGAGATCGCGGTGCAGGCCCGCAACGCCACCGGCGCCGACTGGCCTTCGATCCAGATAACCGCCGCCCCGCCAAGCGACACGCTGGCCCGGCCGACGGTGCGGGTGCGCTGCGGTTCGGCCCCTCGGTACGGGCGGTACTCGATCAGCGCTGGCGCCGGGTGCTCTCGGTTCCAGGCTTCGACCAGCTCCGCCGGCGGTACCGGTCGGACGTTGCCGATCTGCTGGTAGATCTCGGAGCGGTGGATGGCGACGTCGTCCGGGGCGGTGATGCCGAGGCGCACCTGGTCGCCTTGGCTGCCGAGGACAGTGACGGTGATGTTGTCGCCGATATGCAGGGTTTCGCCGGGTCTTCTGGTCAGGATCAGCATGGTGTGACTCCGTTCAGGATGCTGGACGTGCGGGCTCAGGCCGGTTCGCAGTGGGAAAGGGCAACGCAACCGGACACTCCGGCGAGCCAGACGACAGCGGTGTGTCCGCCGAGGATCTGGGCTTCAGTAGTGGTCCGGGTGCGCTTCGGCGTTGCGCCGCGATGGAATCGGTAGTCGACCTCGGTGCCGACGGGATATGCGGAATTCCAGGCAGCAACGGTCGCCGCCGGGTTGGCGTTTCGCTTCATCGGGTGTCTCCGGATAGAGTTCGGTGATGCCCTGCTACCGGCAGGGCGGCGGGTTATAGGTCGGCCCAGCCTTGGATTGCTGGATCGATTGCCGGCGCCTGCTGCTTCAGCAGTTGGTCGGCGTACACGCGGGTTTCTTCCCAGGTGTCCGCATCGGCGAAGACGTGGCGCTTGTACTCGCCAGAAGTGACGCCGACGTAGCGAACAAGCGCGCCGTAGTCGCGGCAGATTTCCCGGCCGTCAGCGGCCAGCATCAGGTTGACGCAGCAGTACATGGCGCCGACTTCCAGCGGGTTGCGGTCAATGTCCAGAATCTGTTCAGTTGCCATCGTCTTGCCCTCCAGGGCGTGTTGACTTCCCAGATGCCCCTCTTGCGAAGGGCATCGAGGAAATCGGTGTTGCTGTTGCCCGGTTAGCGCTGGGCGGCGCTGCGCATCACGTGCGGGTCGTTCACACGGTTCGGGCATTTCGCCCTCGATCAGCCGTCTCTGGTCGCCCTGAGCAAGGGTCGCCATCGCGTTGGTAGGTGTTGCCTCAGCACCTATCTGATCGCCGGTCGCCGCAGAGGCGATGCGTTCTGCTGTTGATGTTGCTCACCCGACTTTCTGTCGCCCCACGGGTGATGGCCGGGGCTGCCTCGCCGCGTTGCGGCTAGCTGTTCATGGCGCGGGTTGTGAAAGAGCGGTCGGCTCGGTGGCCTGGCCGGCGGTGTGTTGCTGGCGTGTGTAGAAAAGTACACAACGTATTTATCATGGTCAATACAAAATGTACTTATTTCTTCGAAAGAAAAGCCCGCTTGAGGGCGGGCTTGATGGTCAAAGATCAGCGAGGGAGGTCGACGTACCAGTAAACGAATAGGCTCCCGTCATTCCGAGCCTCGACATTTACGCCGTCGATACTGCGGAGGTCTCGCTCCAGTCGAAGCCAGGCCCATTCCGGTTCGTTGCTCGCGCGCTTGATCCGCACGGACTGTTGGACTTGTGCCTGGGGGCTTTCAATCAGCGCCCGGACTCGGTCGACGACAGCGATATAGGTGGTTTCGGACCATGGAGAGAACAGCATTCCGAGTACTCCTTGTGCTTCGATGCTGGCAGTTGCTGACAGAGTTCTGCTATAAAAATACTGTACGAATATACAGTGTGGAGGATTCTTTCGATGGCCAAACAACAGAAGAAGCAGGACGCGAAACCGATGGCTCCGGTTGAGAAATTGGGGCTCCGCATATCGGAGATGATCAACTCACCGAAAGCCCAAGACCTGCGCACGGTGACGATCCATCGCCTGGACACGGATCCGGATGAAGCGTGGGAGCAGGTGATGGAACTGCTGTCCGAGACCGACGGCATTGACATGGTTTTCAACGACGACGGCACGGTAACGCTGAAGTGGGAGGAGCGTGAAGGAAGTGACGACCAGGTGGAAAGCCAGAGCGAGGATATGGCGACCTATCAGGTCAAGGGGAGGATGTAGGATGGAGACCACGTGGGCGGCGACCAGCCTCGTCAGCGTTGCATGGTCTGGCTCGACCGCAAACGAAAAGCCCCGCATCTGCGGGGCTTTGGGGGCGTCATGATGGAAGTTGGATCAGATTGCTCTGGACGGCCGCAGCTTGGGCCTTGGTGATGTCTAGACTTTCCAAAGCACAATCCTGGATTGCGCGTGTGATTTGATCGGAGAGCGTACAGACAGGCTTCACACGGCCAGAGAACCGTTTGTTCAGCATCTCAACGGCGTTCAGCTCATAGAACTCATTGAGGCATACCCAGCTTTCGCGTTTTAGGTAAGAGCACCCAGGTGGCAAGAAGAAGTTGTGGAACCGGTCTTTCGGCTGACAACCGAAAAGTGTGCCGCGCCCATGCTGTTGGGATGTAGTCTTAGCGACGACGGTAACAGAGTGGTCGCTTCCCAAGACTACGAAAAGCTTTTCACCGGTCTCGCCATCATGGAAATGGAACTCTTCATCGAAAAAGACCGATCCGGGTGTCATCTAAGCTGTTCCAATAGCTCTTTTCGTTCGCGTGCTACCTGAAGCAGAGTTTCCGCTTCCTGGCTGCGTAGTGCGAGTTCGTATGGGATACGTTGTTGCTTGGCGCCCTGTTGGTTGTAAACCTTGTCCCATGGCATGTTCTCAAGGTGTGTAGCCTCGACCATGTCATCAGCAAGCGCATCGGCGTACTCCTCGGCAAGACGGTGCATTAACAGCATCTCACGACGAGTAAAGTTCTGATCCGAGAACTCTATATTTGGAGTGACATCAAGCATGACCTGGCGACCATTCCTGATCGGCTTTTGGGTAAAGGTCATCGATGCCGCCATATCGGGTTGCGGCAAGTCTATTTCTGCCACCAGATCGACTGGCACCGGCCCCATGGGCCAAGCGCTGTAATCCAGTCCGGTCACGCTTCGACCAGTATCTTTGAAGTGCTCGAAATCAAGGAAGTAGAGAAGCTTAAAGAGCTTCACCTTCCCGCAGTTTCTGGTGTTTTGGACGAAAAAAATGATCGCTTGAATCAGCTTTTCTCGTTCGTGAGTGATGAGCATGGGTCTTTCTCCTATTGCCCTCAGCTTATCACATGCGGTCTTGACTAAGAATTGTCAAGACGCTAGGCCGCTCCGGGAGTGTTGCTCAGAATTTCTGCCCGTTCCACCCGTAGATCACCTGAACTTGCGGATAGCTCGGGTGACAACGCCGACCATCTCGCAGTTGTCGTCGATGGATAGCATGCGATATGCGGGGTTCAGGGGTTTCAAGTACTTCTGGCCTGCGTCGGACACGAACTGTTTGAAGGTTGCCTCGTTGCTGTCGGCCAGCTTCGCAACCACCAGATCGCCAGGCCTCGGCTCGAGCCCGGTGTCGACGAGAATCAGCATGCCTTCCGGAATGCTCTCGCCGGCCGGGGCCGTCATCGAATCCCCCTTCACCTCCAGCCAGAATGACCTTCCCTTACCCTTGTAGTCACTGAGTTCGAATGTATCGAAGCCGGCCGGCTCTATCGCTTCGCGCCAAGCGCCTGCGGCGACCCAGCTAACTATCGGGTATCGATACATGCGGGTCGGCTGATCTGCTGGTGCCACGTTCTGCATTCGATCATCAGGCAACTGGATTGTGAGAGGGGGCAGATTGAGCAAGGTCAACATTTGATTGATGTCGGCAATGCTGGGCTCTCTCCGCCCGTTTAGCCAGTGCGCTACGGCCCCCTGAGTTTTCCCCATCTGCTCTGCGAGCTGCGCTTGTGTGATGTCCTGCCGCGCCATGGCATTGCGGACTATCTGTATCCAGTTATTCATGGGCGGAATGCTACAGACCGTATTAGCAAGTGCAACGCACGTCATGTACTAATCCTTGCAAGAAATAAGTACGAAATGTATTTTTAAAAAAGGACACTTCACCTTGGAGGAAGCCATGAGTGCCTTGAAAGCCATCCGCAAGCAGGCGGGTGTGACCCAGACCCAGCTTGCCGAGCGAGTTGGGCTGACCCAGGCCGCGATCGGCCACTACGAAACAGGGCGCCGTAAGCCTGGGCTCAGTGAATGCCGACGCATCGTGGCGGCACTGAACGACCTTGGTGCTGAGTGCACGCTGGCTGAAGCTTTCCCTGAGCCAGAGCATGACTCGCTTGCTGTATCCGTCCAAATGGCGTCCTGACCATGTCGACGAGCAAGTTAACTCCCGAGCAATCGAGCTCTAGCTTCGGCGGGGTGGTAGGCGGCCTTACCTTGACGCAGTCCCAGCTTGGCCTGGTGCTGCTTGCCAATCGGTGCGAGCCGGACAGCACTGAGCTGTTCCTCCGCGTCACCGCCCACGATCTGCCCGTCCAGTTCTACACGCCGCTGCACACCAGCCATGGACCCCGGATCGGGTTCCTCCATTTCACGCTGGGCTCAACGGAGGAGGTGGGGGGCGTCACGACAGGAACGTACGAACTATCTCGACTGCTCGAGGCAGATTGTCCATGCCCAGGTCCAGTAGTCGCGTTGTCAGGTGTTTTATGGAATCGGCGGGCAGTCCTCGAAGCGCTTGAACAAGCTGGATTTTCTCCTCCGGCGTCACCTGCTGATCACTCGCCGTGGCGAGACGTAGCTCGATCATCTGGCGGAGAGAGTCCTCATGAAACTTGATCGTCACCGGCCCCAGGATTGCGCTCAGACCTCCGTCGTCTGCCAGAAAGTCGATTCCCTTGGCGCTGATCTCTGCGTACAGCAGCTCGCGCCCCTCGCTCATGAGGTCAGTGATCTTCGCCCGGATCAGGCCGTGCTCGTGCAGGTAGGCGCAGCAGGCGGTGAGCATCTTGGTGTCGTCGAAGAGATCGGAGAGCCCATCGGTATGTACCGGATCGGGATACGCGTCCGCCAAGCGGTCCAGAACGGCTTTCTGAGTCGTGCGATCGATTTTCAAGTTTTCAGCCTCCTCGGCCATCGCGCTGTAAGGGGAGCCAGGTATAGCGCGGTCATCCGTGCGTCATGGCGAAATGATCCTAACCGTGTGGGAGACGCAGTGCATGCGGAATGAGTCGCACACCCTGATTTCCACGCTGCTCGGCGTGGTGAACCAATGGCGCCGCCGAGAGGGGTGGAGCCGAGAGACCGTGGTCCAGCACATCGTGGAGGCGCACGAGCGCATCCAGGGAGCGCTGGTCACCGGCATCGTCTTCGACCCGCCGACGCGCGATACAACCGAGAGGATGAAGGTCAACGCCGACCGCGTGTTCCGCTGGCTCGACGACGGAACCAAGGACACCAACCTGGTGCCGGCGAACTTCGTACCCAGCATCCTCGCCGCGCTGCCGACTGACCTGAAGGTCCAGGCCCTGGGCGACATCCTGACGCCGCTGGGCGTGTCGGTGCGCTTGATCGGCGGCGATGCTGGCCAGCGGCCGGAGGTGCTCTGCATGCTCCGGACACTCATCAAGGAGAACGGTGAGGCGCAGCAGGCCGTGGCCAACCTCGTCGACGGCGCTGATGACCAGGAACTGCAGGAGGCCCACCGGGAGCTCTCCGAATCCAGGGCGGCGACCGATGAGGCGCTGCGGATGATCGACCAGATGCGCCGGCCGCGCCTTGTTCAGGGGTAGCCGTGCCGTCCTTCCAGATCAACGACGAGGAGCGGGAGGCGCTCCGCGGCCTACCCATGCTTGCCCGCGAGATCTACGTGTTCGCCCTGCGCCCGTTCATGGACTTCGCAACAGGCGTTGTCGGAGAACGGCGCGGGATCTCTTGGAAGTCGATCGCCGAGGAGCTCTACGTCGAGCCGCACCAGGGCATCAAGGGCGGCGAGCCTTCCGAAAAGGAACTGCGGCGGGCGCTGGTCTGGCTGCAGAAGGTGGGCCTGGTGGGCCCCAACTTGGCCGAAAGGCGCCTGATTTTTGAGTTGCCGAAGGCTTCACGGGATCAATCCGTCCGAAAAAAAGTGGGCACTAAGTGGGCAGATGAAGCGGGCAGTTATGTGGAAGGGTCGGAGCCCAGTAACTACGCGGCTTTCCCGGAAAAAGAGGGCAGATATGTGGGAGGGGGTGAAAGTGAAAAAGTGGGCACACCTCCGGTATCCGGTATTCCTCCTACTACTCCACCGCGCGAGGACCCGCAGCCCGGACAGCGATTCCCCATGCATGACGCCTGGCTACCCAGCGCCAGGGGCTGGCCCGCGACACTGACCCGTAACGGCATGAAGAACTACCAGCTACGCGACGAGGATCTCCTCGAGTTCCGTAGCTACTGGATCAACCGCCCCGAGAAGTATCAGTCCCAGGGCCAGTGGGAACACGAACTTGCGCAGAACCTCCTCCGCAACCAGCGCTTCGACCAGAACAGGAGCAGCTATGGAAACCAAGCAGGAAACGCCGAAGGCCAAGCCGGCCATCGTGCCGCAAAGCGCGGCCTCTCACATCGACAAGGCCCTCGCTCAGCCGTCGACCGCGTCAACGCAATCGTCGCCGCCAACGAGGCTGCCCGACAGGCTGCTGGAACGCCTCTGGGTGAAGATGACCGAGATGTACGGGCACCGCTGGACGTCGAGTTTTGGCGACAACCCGAATCCTGACGGCGCCTGGGCTACGGTGCTCCAGGGGCTGACCGGCCAGCAATTGGCCCACGGGCTCAACATGCTGACGTTCATGGGCAGCCGGTTCGACTGGCCGCCGGCGGCGCCGACATTCCGGGAGCTCTGCTTGAGCGTCCAGCCGGAGTCGCTCGGTCTGCCGGACCACGACACCGCGTTCAACCAGGCTCTGGCGTGCCGCTACCGCCACCAGGTGGTCAAGGCCGCCGCCGAGGCCACCGGCGTTTTCGATCTGCGCACCGGCGAGGTGAACGACGATCGCCTCCGCAAGCGCTTCGGGTTCCACTACGCAGAGATGGTCCGGCGGTGGGCAAACAACATCCCGCTGAGCCAGCCCGTCATCCACGCGATTGAGCATGACACCGGGAAGAGCCTGCTGGACCTGGCCGAGGATGAGGCCGAGCAGCAGCTCCGCCGGCGGATGCAGGCCCAGGGCCTGGATGGGCTCAGTGGCGCACAGGCGCGGGAAATGCTGCTGGCCAAGATGCGCCGGAAAGCGCCGGAGGTGCGCCGTGATGCATGACCTCCGCCCGGTGATGTTCACCGTACCCGGCGAGCCGGTGGGGAAGGGGAGGCCGCGCATCGGTCGCGTCGGCGCCCACGCCAGGATGTTCACTCCGGCGAAGACGGCGAACTACGAGGGGTTGATCGCGCACAGCGGACAGCAGGCCATGGCAGGTCGCGCGCTGTTCGAGGGCCCGGTGCTGGTCGAACTCGACATCGCGCTGAGCATCCCTCAATCGATGTCGAAAAAGCGGAAGTCGCTGGCCCTGGCCGGCGGCCTGTACCCCACCAAGAAGCCCGACATGGACAACGTGATCAAAGCGATCTACGACGGCCTGAACGGCGTGGTCTGGAAGGACGACGTCCAAGTCGTGAAGGCGGTGGTGGGGAAGCGCTACGGCGAAACGCCGGGCGTGCGAGTGAAAGTCGTCCCTCTCCTCGAGGGCGAGCAGTGACCACAGAAAACCACAGGGGAGAGCCGAAATGAAACTGACCAGCGCCCGCCAGGCATGGCACGACGCACTTTACGAGAACCGCGATTCGGTTCTCGCCGTGGCCGCGGAGAAGGCGAAACTCGGCAAGCGGGGGCGGGTGGCCAACGAGACGCACCCGGACCGCAAGGACACCAACGGGCGCTCCGCCCACATGCTGGCCGCCGGCCTGGTGATGGCTGCCATCGGCACGCTGCCAAAGCCGCTGCAGCACTTCGGACACACGCTGTACTCGCCGCTGGCCACTGGTGACGACGTTGCGATCGCTCACGGCCTGGTGTGGATCGGCGCCGGCCTTGGCCAGCTCACACAGCGCCAGGCCGAGCGCGCCTACTGGATGGCGCTGGCGGCGATCAACTCGCACAAGCGGGCGGTGAATGGCCGGGACACGCTGGGCCCGGGCGAGGTCTGCCTGTTCATCGAGGAGCGCCTGGGCTGCCGCGTTGACCCCTGCAACTGGGCGCGGGACTACGCCGCCACCTGGGAGCGCCTGGCGCGCCACGTCGACAAGCTGGACGCGCAGGCGCTCAGGCCGGTTGCCGAGGTTGTGGCGAAGCAGAGTGGGCTGCGGAAAGGGCCAGGCTGGCGCTGGTTGCAGGAAGATCGCGACATTGTCGCCGAGCAGCGCGCCGAGCTTTACTCCCGCCACCGCGAGCAGATGCAGGAGCGCCTTGCCGAACGCCTGCGTAGCATGTCCAACCAGCAATTGGCAGCCTGGGCGGGCCGGATGAGGCGCTACAGTGACGCCTATCGCGCTGAGTGGAAGGACGACGTCTACGAGCAGCCGGACGTGCACCAGCGATACCACGACCGCGTGGCGGCGTACTGGGCCCAGCGGGAGCGCCTTCGGGACGTCGCATGAAGACGCCGCCTCGCAGGTGGGCGAGGCGGCGTCTTCGGCGCGAGCTTCATGCGAAGGGTTTACTTCTCATAGTGGTAGCGGCAGGAGATCACGAACAGCTGGTTGTTTTCGTACAGGTAGACGAAACGATGCTCGCGGGTGATGCGACGCGACCAGAAGCCAGAGAGGCTGCCCTTGAGGGCTTCGGGCTTTCCGGTGCCAGTGAAGGGAGTGCGGGTGCACTCTTCGACGAAGTCGTCGATAGCCTGGGAGATCTTGGCATCGGTGGACTTCCAGTGCTGGTAGTCTTCCCAACCGTTGGTTGTGAAGGTGACCTTTGCGGTGGTGCGGGCTTGCTCTTTGTTACTTTCTTTCTTCTTGCTGGACATTGATCGGTATCTCCCGTTCGACGACTTGGCCGGACCGAAGCTGATCAATGGACTCGCGTAGGCGCTGAGCGTTAACCGGAGACTCCAACAAGTAGAGTGTTTCCTTCATGCCGTTATAGTCCTCGAGAGAGATCATAACGACTGGCTCGCCGCGTTGCCGTGTGATGACTGCGGGCTCATGGTCCCGACAGACATCGTCCATCGTCTGCTTTAGACCGGCGCGAGCCTGGCTAAAGTTGAGTATTTGCATAGCTTTTTTCCTTCTTGGCACCGCCAAGTTAGGGGGGCTTCCTTAGGCCCTGGTAATTTGCCGGCACAGCCGGCAGCGAAGCTGTCAGTTACAAACTGACGGCGATCATTGTACCTAAATCTGTACCTATGTCAAGGCCCTATTGCGCTTTGAAGAGCATTTGGGTACTGTTCCACCAATGTGCACAGTTGCACCCGCACGAATAAACACACCGAAACCCGGCCATCGCGCCGGGTTTTTTGTTTCCAGCCGGAGGACCAGATGGAACCCACGACCTCCATCGGTATTGGCGCGCTGTTTGCCAAGTACAGCGTGACCATCGCCGGGTTCTGGGGCTCCATCCTCTCGCTCGGCTTCTTAAAGGACCTAACTCGCTTCCAAGCAGCCTTGGCGGTCGCCACCGGCTTCGGCTGCTCCACCTACTGGACCCAGCCTGTTGCTGGCTGGCTCTCCCGAACCTACCTCATCCCGTTGGATGATGCCTTCCTCGCTGGCGTCGCGTTCACCATCGGCCTGCTGGCCATGAACGTGATACCCGGCCTGAAAGCCTTTGCGGAGCGCTTCCTGACGCCCCGAGGTGCCTGACCATGATGAACTCGATCCTCATGGGCTTGGACGCCGTGCTGTGCATTCTGGTGGTACTGGCCGCGCTGGAGTTCCTGCGCGCCGTTCACCTGTTCGAGCATCCAATCCTGAGCCTGTCGTTCTACCTGGTCGCAGTCGGAGCCTTCGGCTTGCTGAATGAGCTGGCAAAAGGCTACTGGGTCAACCCATGGGCTGTGGTGATGCACCTTGGCGTGGTTGGCTACGCCTGGTCGCGCCGCAAGCAGATTTTCCAGCAGGACTTGCAGTGGAATGGGGCGGAACGGCGTGGACGCTAGTGCCCTTCCGTACGTTGGTGGCACACTGCCTTCTCCAACCACGGAAAGGAGCTGGTGATGTCTTTTGAGAAAACGACCGACGCACTTCGTAGTGCGCTGAATCGTGGCCCACAGGGGCGAGAAAACGCATCCAACACTCTGGATAGGACCGAGAACACCATTTTCGGCGTTCTTGAAAGCGACAATGCGAAAGAACACTGGGAGACTAAGCTCCTGCGCGATTCTGAAGGAAAAGTCGTTGCCATCGAAACGCCATTCGGAGAAGCCCGTGTCGTCCGGCGAAACTATCTCAGCGAAGAAGGAACATTCGCGAAGGCAGTGATCGAGAAGAAGCTCGAGGACAAGCATGGGAATGCCTACTGGAAACCTGTTTGGTCCCTTGAGGGAACCTCACGCGGATATTCACGCGTTGGCGGCGATAATACCGATGTGGAATTTGATCCGAACTTTCACCCTGGCGAAGTGATGAGGGCAGCAGCCGACATTATCATTGCTATCGGAAGGTGTACCGAGTAACCCGCAGCGCGTCAGAGCCCCGCCTAGAGCGGGGCTTTTCATTTGAGGTCCAACATGGCGCTGAACAAAAAGCGGCGCCTGTTCGTCGAGGAGTACCTGGTCGACCTCAACGCGACGCAGGCAGCCATCCGAGCCGGCTACGCACCGAAGCGTGCGGCCGAGATGGGCTACGAGCTGCTCCGCATCCCCGAAGTGGCCGAGGCGATTGCCCAGGCTATGGCCGAGCGGTCGAAGCGCACCGAGGTATCGGCCGACTACGTCGTCCGCCGCCTGCGCGAGATCGACGAGATGGACGTCCTGGACATCCATGAGGACGACGGCAGCTTCAAGCCGATCCGCGAATGGCCAAAGGTCTGGCGCCAGTTCCTTTCCGGCATCGAGGTCGCCGAGCTGTTCGAAGGCCGTGGTGATGACCGGCGCATTGCCGGCGTTCTCCGGAAGGTCAAGTGGCCGGACAAGCTCCGCAACCTGGAGCTGCTGAGCCGGCACGTCGGCACCGAGTCCGCCGCCCTGGACATCGAGCTGAAGCGCCTGGAAGTGGCGAAGAAACGCGCCGAGCTGAAGCTGCTGGAGAACCCCGAGGACGATGCGCCGCCGACCAGCGTCGCGGTGACCATCATCGACGCGAGGGTGCGCGATGCCGACGCTTAACGTGCCGCAGGCGAAGTTCCTGGCCCTGCCGCACAAGTTCTGCGGCTTCGTCGCGGGGTTCGGCTCCGGCAAGACGTGGGTGGGCTGCTCGGGCCTTGCCCAGCACGCCTGGGAGTGGCCGCGCATCAACGCCGGCTACTTCGCCCCGACCTACGCCCAGATCCGCGACATCTTCTATCCGACGATGGAGGAGGTGGCTTTCGACTGGGGCCTGCGCACCAAGATCAACCAGGCGAACCACGAGGTTCACCTCTACAGCGGCAGCGCCTACCGCACGACGATCATCTGCCGCTCCATGGAGAAGCCCCAGACCATCGTCGGTTTCAAGGTCGGTCGGTCCCTGGTGGACGAGCTCGACGTCCTGTCGCTGGTCAAGGCCCAGCAGGCCTGGCGCAAGATCATCGCGCGGATGCGCTACAAGGTGGACGGCCTGCGCAACCGTGTCGACGTCACCACCACCCCGGAAGGCTTCAAGTTCGTCTTCCAGCAGTTCGTGAAGCAGTTGCGCGAGAAGCCGCACCTGCAGGACCTGTATGGACTGGTCCAGGCCAGCACCTACGACAACGAGGCGAACCTGCCGGACGACTACATCGATTCGCTGATGGAGTCGTACCCGCCGCAACTGATCGCGGCGTACCTGCGCGGCCAGTTCGTCAACCTGACGTCGGGCACGATCTACACCGCCTACGACCGCACCCTCAACGCCTCGCAGGAGACCGTACAGCCCGGCGAAACGCTGTTCGTGGGCATGGACTTCAACGTCGGCAAGATGGCCGCCGTGGTGCATGTGAAGCGCCTGGGCCTGCCGCATGCGGTCGACGAGATCGTCAACGGGTACGACACCCCGGACATGATCCGCCAGATCAAGGAGCGGTTCTGGCTGTACGCCGACGGTGACTACCGACCGACCCGCCAGATCAGGATCTACCCCGACGCCTCCGGCGACTCTCGCAAGTCCGTCCGGGCCAGCGAGACCGATATCGCGCTGCTCAAGCAGGCCGGCTTCGTCGTATCGGCTCCGGCCGCCAACCCGCCGGTCAAGGACCGGATCAACTCCATGAACGCCATGTTCTGCAACGCCAAGGGCGAGCGGCGGTATCGGGTCAATCCCGACCGCTGCCCGACCTACGCCGATGCCCTCGAGCAGCAGGTGTGGGGCACCAACGGTGAGCCGGACAAGTCCGCCGACATCGATCACCCCAACGATGCTGCGGGCTACTTCATTCACAAGGAATTCCCGGTCGAGCGACCTGCGGCCGTTGTTACCACCCTGAGGTTCTGACCATGAGCGATTCCGTTTGCCAGTGCTGCGCTGCTGTCGAGGAGATGCGCGAGCACTGGAAGCTGATCGATTGCATCAAGGGCGGCACCTCGGCCATGCGCGAGGCGGGGGAGGCGTACCTGCCCAAGCGGCAGCTCGAGACGAGGGAGGACTATGAAGCGCGGCTGAAGCTGGCGACGCTGCACCCCGCGTTCGAGGAAACGGTCGGCGCCATGGTGGGGCGAGTGTTTGCGAAGCCGGTCGTGATCGGCGATGACGTGCAGCAGGAGATCGCCGACCTGCTGACCGACGTGGATACGGAGGGACGTGACCTGCAAGTGTTCGCCCAAGACTGGTTCCGCGGCGGGCTGGAGTATGGCCTGAAGTTCGCCCTGGTCGAGATACCGCAACGGCCAGAGGATCTGCCGAACACACGACAGGCCGAGCAACAGGCCGGCTTCAGGCCCTACGGGGTGCTGATCGAGCCTGGCCAGGTGCTGGGATGGAAGACCGGCAAGGTTGCTGGTGTCGACAGCCTGACCCAGTTCCGCTTCCGGACGTGCCGGGTTGAGGAGGTGGACGAGTTCACCAACGAATCCGTTGAGCAGATCCGCGTCATCGAGCCCCGCCGGCATCGCGTGTTCGAGGAGGGCAAGGATGGATGGGAGATGGTGTCGGACACGCCGAACACGCTCGGCTTCATTCCCTTGGTGCCGTATTACACCGCGCGCACTGGATTCCTCACGGCGAAGCCACCGCTGCTCGAGCTCGCCCACCTGGTGGCGAAGCACTGGTGGCTCCAGTCCTCTCTGGACAGTCTGGTTGATGTCGCCTGCGTGCCGATCCTGGTGATGACTGGCGTAGACTCCGGCGACGAGCTGGCCATCGGCGCGCGCTCCGCGGTGAAGTTGCCTCGGGAAGCCGACATGAAGTACGTCGAGCACACCGGCGCCGCCATCAAGACCGCGCGGGAACAGCTTGACTCACTGCAAGAGGAGATGAGGCAGGCCGGTGCGAAGCTGGTGGAGAAGTCCACCCAGGTCATGACGGCGAAGCAGTCTGGCGAGGAATCGGCGAAGGAGACCAGCAAACTGGCGATGATGTGCCAGGGCCTGCAGGACAGCCTGGTGCTGTTCCTGTCGTACTTCTCCCTCGCACTGAACAACCGCGCCGAGGGCGGCACCGTGCAGCTCCAGCCGAATCTCGACCCGGATTATGCTCCGGCCGAGACCATGGGTGTGCTGCAGCATATGCGTGACGGCGGCTCGTTGTCAGACCAGACCCTGTTCAACGAGGCCCAGCGCCGCGGCATGCTTGCCGAGGACCTGGACTGGGAGTCGGAGCAGGAGCGGATCCGCAACCAGGAACCTGCGATATGACTCGCTTGGAGGTGCTGCTGGCGGAGTTGTATACCGACCATGGTATCGACCTGATCAGGACCACGGCGGGTATGTCGAAGGAAGTCGAGGAGAAGATCACCGAACTCGCCGAGGAGTTGGTGAAGCTGCTGCAGGGCCGCCGGTTGCCGCTGAAGAACGTCAAGGAGGTCAACGCGATCCTCGACGAGGCGGCCAAGGCAATCAAGGCGCAGTACACCGAGATCGCTGCGGCACATGATGCCAACCTGCGGCAACTCGCGGTCATCGAAGGAGGCTTCGCGTCGAACTCAGTCAACAGTCTGGTGAGCCGGCCAATCATGCTCGGCGTCGGCAAGAACCGACTCAGCGCTGTGGTTGCGAATACGCTCATCGAGGGCGCGCCGACCAAGCAATGGTGGCTCAAACAGGCTGCGGATGTGTCGTTCCGGTTCGCCGGTGTGGTGCGCAATGGCTTCGTGAACGGCGAGACTACGGAACAGATGGTCACCCAGATCGTCGGCCGCCGGGCTCGGGGCGACCAACCACCGGTGAAGGGCTTCATGGATGTCAGCAAGCGCGCGGCCCGGACCTTGGTCCACAACAGCGCCCAAGCGGTGGCCAATGGCGCCAGGATGGAGGTCTACAAGGCCAATTCTGGCGAGAATGGACCGGTGAAAGGGTATCGCCAGCTCAGCACATTGGACTCGCACACCACTGAAATCTGCATGGTCTACGACCAGAAGACTTGGGATCTGCAGTTCAGGCCTGTGGGGCACTCGTTGCCGTACAAGCAAGGTTGCCCGCGGCACTGGGGGTGTCGCAGTACCACTCTGCCTTGGCTCAAGACGATGCGTGAGCTAGGTATCGACGTCGACGAGGTGAAGAGCACCCGGGCGTCGATGGACGGCCAGGTGCCGGCCAGTCTGAACTTCGAGACATGGCTCAAGGGTAAGTCGAAGGCCTTCCAGGACGAGAAGCTGGGGCCCGGTCGCGCCGACCTCTGGCGCCGAGGCGTCATCACCTTGAGCGACCTGCTGGACCAGCGGGGCAACCCGCTGAGTCTGGCGCAACTCAAGTCGCTGTACGCGCCCGACTGATCTGATCACCAATTCGTGTAGGCCCCGGCAATGTCCGGGGCTTTTTTTATGCCTGCGTTTCGGATGGAGCGGGGCGCCTTCCGGGCCGGATGGCCCATCGCAATGGCCGGATGGCCGGAGAAAGACGAGATGAAACTGAAGACTGTCGAAGTCGAAGGCAAGCAATACGCCGAGGTCCAGGATGGCAAGCCGGTCTACGTGGAAGATGACGGTAAGGAGATCGCTTTCGATGCGGTCGGTACCCGAGCCACCATCACCCGCTTGAACGGAGAGGCCAAGCAGCACCGCGAGCGGGCGGAGAAGGCCGAGAAGATCGCAAAAGACTTCGAAGGCATCGAGGACCCGGCCGCAGCGCGCAAAGCCCTGGAAACCGTCGCCAATCTCGACGCGAAGAAGCTGGTGGATGCCGGCGAGATCGAGAAGGTAAAGGCTGAAATCGGCAAGGCTTACGACTCCAAGCTGACCGAGGCCACCACGCGCGCGGAGCAGTTGGAGCAGCAGCTCTACGCCGAGAAGATCGGCGGCAGCTTCTCCCGCTCGAAGTTCGTGGCCGACCGCCTGGCTGTTCCGGCCGACATGGTGCAGTCCGTGTTCGGCAAGCACCTGAAAATCGAGGACGGCAATGTCGTGGCCTACGACGCCCACGGCAACAAGCTGTACAGCAAGGCCCGTCCCGGCGAGGCCGCCGACTTCGATGAAGCGCTGGAGATTCTCGTCGACCAGTACCCCTACCGCGACCAGATCCTGAAGGGCTCTGGCCACTCTGGCGGCGGAACGCCCCCGGGCGGCAAGCCCTCCGGCAGCACGGCCAAGTCGCTCGCCGACTGCAAGACCGAGGCCGAGAAGGTCGCCTACCTCGAAACGATCAAGTAAGGAGGCCACATGCCTTTTGATCTCGCTGTATTCAACAAGCAGACCTACACGGCTCTGACCGAAACCGTCGCCCAGGCGATCGACAAATTCAACCAGGCATCCGCCGGCACCATCGTTCTGCAGAACGCGCCGGCGCAGGGCGACTTCGACATCAAGGCCAGCTTCAAGCTGATCGCCAATCTGGTGCGCCGCCGCAACGTCTACGGCAACGGCGACGTGGCTGCGACTCGTCTGACGCAGTTGCTCAACGCCGCGGTGAAGGTCGCCGCCGGCACGCCACCGATCGAGTATGAAGCGGCCCAGTACAACTGGGTGTTGCAGAACCCGGCGTTGGCGGCCCTGACCATCGGTGAGCAACTGGGTAAAGCACGGGTCGCGGACATGCTGAACACCGCCATCCGCGGCGCGGTGGCTGCAATCAGCGGTCACTCCGACGCGACCCATGGCAGCGCCACCGAGACCGCAACCTTCCGCACCCTGAACAAGGCGGCGTTCAAGTTCGGTGACCGCGCCAACGCCATCGCGGCCTGGGTGTTCCATTCCAGCGTGGTCAGCGATCTCTACGACAACGCTCTTGCGAACGCCGAGAACCTGTTCACCTACGACGGCGTGAACGTGATGCGCGACCCGTTCGGCCGTCTGTTCGTGGTGACCGACGCCGACTCGCTGATCGTGCCGGCTGGCGCCGACCCCGAGGCCAACCCAGCTTCGTTCCGTTCGCTGGGCCTGGTGCAGAGCTCGGTGCTGGTGACTGGCAACAACGACTTCGACGCTGTTCTGAACCGCACTACCGGCAAGGAGAACCTGGGTTCGGTCTACCAGGCCGAATGGAGCTACAACCTGGGCGTGCTCGGTTACACCTGGAAGACCGGTACGGGCGGCGCTTCGCCGAACGATACCGCGATCGGCACCGCGGCGAACTGGGAGCGCACCGCCACCAGCGTCAAAGACACCGCCGGCGTTCTGGTGCTGAGCAAGTAGCCGCAGAGGGGCCGCCAGGCCCCCTTTTCATGAGGTGGACAATGACCAAGAAGATTCTGTGGTTCGTAGCTGGCCCGGCGACCTCGGACCAGATGGAGTTCGCCCAGCGCAATGGGCTGACGATTCGGGATCCGCTCGCCTATCGCCAGGGTGACTTCCTCGAACAGGCCGATGCGGTGGCCGGCGAGGTGCCGCGGGCATACTCGGTGGCCTACGACCTGATCGAACTGCAAACCAACGGTGCTGCGAAGGCTCCGGGCATCCATGACGGCGAGCCCACCCTCGACGAAATCAAGGCTGACCTGAAGGCCCTCGGCGTCGCGTTCGATGGGCGTGCAGGCAAGGCTGCGTTGGCGAAACTGCTCGCCGAGGCGAAGGCGGCCCAGGAGCCCTCGCAGTTGAACGACGAGCAGGTGCTGGCGCGTCTCGTTGAACTGGGTGTCGAGGTGCCGGAAGGCGCCACGTCCGATTCGCTGCGCGAGCTCCTGAAGGCGACCGAGGAGAAAGCCAATGGCGGTGGTGACTGAGGGTGACAGCGCCAACAGTTACGTCTCCGTCGACCAGGCTACCGAGTATCACGCTCAGCGCGGCAATGCTGCCTGGGCGTCGGCCTCCAATGACAGCCGCTCCTCGGCACTGATCAGGGCGACCGACTACATCGACCGCAGCTATCAATTCCGAGGCTCGAAGGTCGACCCGGACCAGCCGCTGGAGTTTCCACGCACCGGCCTGGCCTGGCCGAACCGGAAGCTGCAGGCCGCAACGTGCGAACTGGCCCTGCTGGCGCTCGACGGGCCGCTGGATAAGGTACAGCAGGCCTCCGCTGTGAAATCCGAGACGGTGGGGCCCCTCACCACGGTCTACGCCGATCCGGTGAACCAGGGGCAGCCGCGCTACGTTGCAGTGGATCGGCTTCTGGAGGCGCTGACCGTCGGCGGCGGCATGTTCAACGTCAGGGTGTCGAGGATGAGCTGATGGCTGATATCTACGACCGTTCCCGGGCGATGGCCATTCGTATGCTGGCACCGCGGAGCAAGGGCGGTAGGGGGCTTGAGCTACGCCTGACCAAGTTCGAGCAGGGCGAGTACGACCCGGCGACCGGTGGAAGTCCAACCATCGAGCGCCGCTTCGATGGTTCCGGCATGCGCCAGGACTACGATGTGCGGGTTATCGACGGTTCGCTGATCCAACAGGGTGATGTCGAGATCATCATGTCTCCAGTGCAGCTTGGGGGGCAGGACATGCCGGCGCCGAGGAACGGCGACCGTATCGAGTTCGACGGCGAGGCCTTCAAGGTGGTGACTGCGAAAGCCTGGAATTATGCCGGCCTGGGCATCGGCTTCGTCGCGCAAGCGAGGAGGTAGCGCATGGCCCGTGGCTCTCGCATGCGTCAACGCTACTCGGGGCGCCAGGGCAGCTTCGCTGCAGCGGTGGCGCAATTCCGCGACCAAGCCTTGGCTGCCGGCGATGCGATCTACCAGCGGATCATGTTGGACCTGTCGGTCAAGGTGATCGAGAAATCTCCAGTCGGTGACCCGGAGCGGTGGGCCGCGAACGTCGCCTACCGCCAGCGAGCGAGTGCTGCGGCGGACCGCTACGACGAGAACGTTGCGATTCGCAACACCCTGATCAACCTGAATCCGAGCAACTTCACCAGGAACGGGAAGCTACGTCGAGGCGTGAAGCACGCGAAGCCGCTGACCAAGGCGGAGCGTGACCAGAACTTCGACGTCAACGGGATGGTGGCCGGGCGCGGGTATGTTGGCGGGCGCTTTCGGGCCAACTGGCAGTTCAGCATTGGCACGGCCGCACCGGGAGAGATTGATGACGTCGACCCGACTGGCAGCAAGGCAATTTCTGCAGTGACCGCTGGGGTCCAGCCGCTGAAGCTCGGTGATACCGCCTACCTGGTGAACAACCTGCCGTATGCGGTACCGCTGGAGTACGGGCACTCCAGCCAGGCGCCGGCTGGCATGGTCCGGGTGACCATCGCCGAATTCCAGCAGATTGTGGAGGCCGCCGTCAGGGCGAACCAGGTATGAGTCACGAGATCATTCAGCAACTGTTCGAGGCTAGCCTGGACGTCTGGGCGAAGGCCAAGGGGATCCCGGTCGCGTACCCGAATGTGACGTTCGAACCGACGCCGGGTGCCATCTATCTACGCTGCTTCACGCTGCCCGCTGGCACTACCAGTAGCGACTTGGGCGGCTACCACCGGGGCTTCACAGGTGTGTTCCAGATCAGCATCGTGGTCCCAGGCGGGCAGGGCACCGGCGTTGCCGCAGACATCATCGCCGAGTTAGGTCAGCAGTTCCCTCTCTACAGCGAGTTGTCTCGTCCCGGTTTCTCTGTGCAGGTGGTGAGCCCACCAGCGCCGGGACCCTGGATATCGGGGGACATCGCCGATACCAAACCAGTCTCCATCGGCTATCGCGCCGACATCTTCTGATCGCCCGCATGGGCACACCAGCACCCGCCATGAGCGGGTTTTTTCATTTCCACACGAGGAAAACTCCATGTCCGCAAGCCTCCCCAACGGCGCGCTGCTGGCCATTGCTGCCACCTACGGCCCGGCTATTCCGATTACCGCTGTCTCCAACGCCAAGCCAGCGGTTGCTACCGCAGATGCTCACGGCCTGCTGGTCGGTGACGTCGTGTCGCTGGTGTCCGGCTGGACTGGCCTGAACGGCCGAGCCGTCAAGGTCGCAGTTTCCACCGAGGACACCTTCTCCCTGGGCAATATCGATACCACCGATGTGATCCGCTACCCGGCCGGCGGCGGTATCGGCTCGGCGAAGAAGGTCCTCACCTGGCAGCAGATCCAGCAGGTGATGAACCCGACCACCTCCGGCGGCGAACAGCAGTTCGTCCAGTACCAGTACCTCGAGGACGATGACCAGCGCCAGTTGCCTACCTTCCGCAACGCTCAGTCGTTCTCGATGCCGATCGCCGACGACCCCAACTTGCCGCAGTGGGCGGTGATTGAGGCGGCGGACCAGAGTAAAGCGCTGCAGGTGATCCGCCTGACGCTGCGCAACGGATCGGAGGTTTTCTACAACGGCTACGTCTCGGTCAGCGACACCCCGACCCTGAACGTCAACGAAATCATGACCCGGACCCTGACCATCGCTCTCGATGGCCGCCCGGTTCGCTACAACCCGGCCCCCTAAGGAACTGTCATGGCGAAGAAGTTCAGTATCGCGCAGGCGCCTACCTTCGAATCCAGTGTGGAGATTCCCCGTCTCGGCGGGGAGTCCATCAAGGTGCCATTCACCTTCAAGTACCTGGATCGTGAAGATCTGGCCGACCTCTACAGCAGTTGGGGAGAGCGGTTCAAGCGCTTGGTCGAGGAGACTCGTGAGCAGTCTCTGGAAGCGTTCACCACGGCTCAGATCGACCTCCAGGTTGAGCAGGTACAAGCCGTTGTGGCCGGGTGGGGGTTCGACGAGGCGTTCACCGAGGCCAACGTCCGGCTGCTGGTGTCCTCCCTGGTCAGCGTGCCCGAGGCCATCCTCGAGGCTTACCAGAGCGCCTACAGCAGAGGGCGCTTGGGAAACTGAAGCGCGCCGCACAGGAACTCTATCGGCCTGTAGCCAGCCCCCAGGAGCTGGCGCAGTTCGGATTGTCTCCAGATGACTTCGACGAAAGCGACGAGCAGATGGAGCTTTGGCCCTGCAACTGGACGGCATTCATCGTCTTCGAGGCGATGAGCACCCAGTGGCGGGCTGGCATGTGTGGCGCAACAGGCCTGGATTACACCGCATTGCCGGTGGTGATGCAGATGTGCGGCGTAGCCGCTGGTGAGCAACCCGCGGTATTCGCGGATATCCGGGTGATGGAAGACGCTGCGCTGAAGGCCTTCCGCGAGCAGAGGGAGTCGGGATGAGCAACTTCGCCGAACTGGGCATCAAGGTCGATTCGAGCCCGGCCGTAAAGGCGGCCGAGGACCTCGACAAGCTGGTCGACTCCGCCGATCAGGCCGAACAGGCAATCGACAACCTGTCCGACGCCAGCAAGGGCCTCGAGCAGGCCACCAAGGGAGTGTCGCGCGCGGAGGAGGACGCTGCCCGCAGTGTCGACAAGGCGGCCGGTGCGCGTGAACGCCAGGCTGCTGCCAGCCGGAAGGTATACGACAGTGCCGCTGGCGAGATATCCATCATCAGCCAGTTGGAACGGGCGCTCTCCGGCAACGTCGCCAATATCGACGATCTGATTCGCGCCGAGAGCTTGCTCGAGCGGGCGCGCAAGGCCGGCCTGACCACGCTGCAGGACGAAGCTCAGTATCAGGATCGCCTGGGTGCGGCCTATGACCGGTTGCAGAAGGCGGAAACCAAGGAGGCCGCCGAGAAGCAGCGCCTGGTTGCGGCGCAGAACCGGCAGATCGAAGCGATGCAACGCACGGTCAACAGCATCGATCCGGTGACCGCCGCGTTGGCCAGGCTTGAGAAGCAGGAAGCCGCGTTGCGTGGTCTGCGCGCCGCCGGCGGGCTGGATGACGCCGGGCTGGCCGCCGGCCTGGAGAAGATCGCGGCGAAGCGGCGGGACATCGAAGGTACCGGCGGCGCGATCAACAAGCTCGGGCTGACCAGCAAGGAAGCGCGCGAGAACGTGCTGCAGTTGGGTAACGCCCTCTCAACCGGTAACTGGCGGGTCGCCGCCCACAACATCGCCGAGATCGGTGTGAACGCCGGCGGCGCCGCGTCTGGCGTGGTTGGTGTCTTGGCACCAATTGGGTTGCTGGCAGCGGCGATCGGTGGCTTGAGCGTCGCTTATCTTGCTGGACAGCGCCAAGCTGATGATTTCAACAAGGCGATCATCAGCACCGGCAATGCCTCTGGACTGACAGCTCAGCAACTGACCGACATGCTCGGCCGACTTGGCAAAAGCGGAAACTTCTCAGAGGCATCTGAGGCTCTTCTGGCGCTGGTTCGGTCAGGGCGGCAAGTAGGAAGCGCTTTCGAGGATGTCGCGCGCGCGGCTACGGAGATGTCTGCCGTAACCGGGCGGAGCGCTGGGGACATCGCAACTGAACTGGCGGGTGCCAAGGGTAAGGTTGCGGACTTGGCGGCTGAATACAACCGCCAGTACCACTTCATGAACGTCGACACCTTCGCTCAAATCGAAGCTCTGGAGCGGCAGGGACGTTCAATGGATGCCCTGAAGCTGCTTGCAGGGACGCTGGCCTCGGAGATGAGCGCTCGAAACCGAGAGATTGAGGCGTCGACCCGCGGAATCGTAAAAGCCTGGGACGATGCGACGAAAGCTGTAAAACGGTATTGGCAGGAACTTAAAAGCCGGACCGCTGCAGACCCTGAGACATTCAAGCTTCAGGTTTTGCAGGGCCAACTGGAGGACTCACGGAAGCTCCCGGATTCCACGCTGAACCGGAAGAACATTGAGTTCCTCGAAAAAGAGATTGCCTTGCTTCAGAAGCGGATCAGCGTCCGTGAGGAGGGGCGACGGGCTCAGGCAGAAGGTCAAGAGGACCAAGATAGCTTCATTCAGGCCAGCAAGGACCTGAATGCTCAGCTTGATAACGTATCGCCTGCGAAGAAGCGGGCAGCAGCCATTCGCGAGCTCAATGCGCAGTTTCTTGAGCTGCTGAAATCATCGGAACGGCTTGGTAAGAGGAGCCCTCTGCTCGAGGGGGTTCAGTACGATGGGCGTTCTTTCTCTGGCGGTGCGTACGACCAACTGCGCAAGGGGATTGAGGAGCGCCTGAAGGACCAGAAGGGCTCCGCCGGTTCGGTGGACCTACGCGCGGCCAACGCCGCGAAGAACAGCTTGGCCGAGATCACCGCGACCTACCGTAACGCGCAAAAGGAATTGGAGGCATCCCAACGCGCAGGCGTGATCAGCGCGGAAAGCTACGCGCAGCAGCGCATCTCGATCATCCAGCAGGAGCGGGATGAGGTCACCCATGCCTACGAGCGTGAAATCGCAGCGCTGGAGGCTGCCAGGGCGAAGCAAGGAACGTCGGCAGCCCAGCGAATCCAACTCGACCAGAAGATCGCCGACGCCAGGTCGGCCATGGTCAAGGCGCAGAAGGACGCGGACACGGAATTGGCTATTCTGGCTGCGAACGAGGATGGCAGGCTCGCCCGGCAGAAGGCCGCCACTAAGGCCTATGTCGATCAATTGGAGCGGCAGCGGGCTGCGCTTGCGGCAGCCGGGACTCGAGCGGCGAACTCCCTTGGGCTTGGTGATCGCCAGGCTGGGCTTCAGAGCAGTCTGGATGGCGCAACGGACCGCTTCAATGACGAGCGCGCCAAACTGCTGGACCGCCGCCGCACAGCGCCGGACAAGTACTCGCAGGAAGACTACAAACGTGACTTGGTGATCTTGGCGGAAGCCGAAGACAAGTACCGGGATACGGTGATCTCGAACTACGACAAGATAACCAAGGCCCAAGGGGATTGGCGCAGCGGTGCTTCCTCTGCCTTCCAGACCTATCTGGAGAGTGCTCGGGACGTGGCGGGTCAAACCAAGAGCCTGTTCACCAGCGCGTTCAGCAGCATGGAGGACTCAATCGCCAACTTCGCCACGACCGGCAAGTTGTCGTTCTCCGACTTCGCCAAGAGCATCCTGGCCGACATGGCGCGGATTGCAACGCGCGCCGCTGCTTCGCAGGCCCTTTCGTCCCTCTTCGGTGGCTTCTTCGGGGGTGGAAACGCTGCCGCGCAGTCTGGTGTCGACAATCTGGTGAGCAACAGCGGGCTGTTCGCCAACGGTGGTGCGTTCGCCGGCGGGGTGCAGATGTTCGCCACTGGCGGGGCCTTCACCAACAGCGTGGTCAGCACGCCAACTGCGTTCGGCATGAGCGGCGGCCGCATGGGTGTGATGGGCGAAGCGGGGCCAGAGGCAGTGATGCCTCTGACCAGAACCTCGTCCGGCGCCCTCGGTGTGCGCGCTATGGGCGGTGGTGGTTCGCAGATCAACGTCGAGGTGAACATTGCCTCGGATGGTTCGGCCAACGTCTCCAGCAGCCAGCCTGGCCTGGACCAGTTCGGTCGCGACATCGGGACGTTCGTCGAGCAGAAGTACCGACAACTCCTGGCGCGTGATCTGCGGCGTGACGGTGCGATCGGCCGCGCCATCAACAGGTAGGGCACATGGCAATCGAAACCTTCACCTGGGCCACCGAGAGCGGTGGCGAGGGCGACATCACCTTCGCCACCAGGTCTGCGCAATTCGGTGACGGCTACAAGCAGTTGGTGAGCGAAGGTCTGAACAGCAAGTCCCAGAGCTGGCCTGTGTCCATCACCGGGCCGGCGGCGACTATCAAGGCCGCGATGGACTTCCTGGACCGCCACGCTGGAGCGCGGGCGTTCCTCTGGACGCCGCCCCTGGGTGGCCTGGGCTTCTACACCTGTGCGGGCTACCGGCCCGTCAACCTTGGCGGCCGGGTCTACCGGCTGACCGCGACCTTTGAACAGGCATTCCATCCATGACACTGATCACCGATATCCAGAAGCTGGAGCCCGGCGGCGAGGTCGTGCTGTTCGAACTCGACGGCAGCGACTTCGGCGCCGACGTGGTCCGGTTCCACGGACACGCTATCCCGCACAGCCCGCAGGAACTGGCCGCCGCCGGTGCCAACGCCGACCAGTTACCGGCGAAACCGATCTGGTGGCAGGGCCACGAATACGCGGCCTGGCCGGTGCAGATCGAGGGCATCGAGGCGAACAGCGATGGTACTGCGGCGCGGCCGAGCTTCACCGCCGGCAACGTCAATGGCCGGATTACGGCGCTCTGCCTGGCGTTCGAGGACCTGCTCCAGTTCCGCCTCACCATCCGGACGACGCTGGCGAAGTATCTGGACGCGGCGAACTTCCCTGGCGGCAATCCCGACGCTGATCCCTCCCAGGAGATCGTCGAGATCTGGTACTTGGACCAGAAAACCAACGAGGACGGCCAGTACGTGGCCTGGGAACTGGCCTCGCCAGGTGACGTTGGCGGCGAGCAGGTCGGCCGGCAGATGACCACCCTGTGCCACTGGGCGATGACGGGCGGGTACCGCGGGCCCGACTGCGGCTACACCGGCCCGTACTTCGACATCGACGGCAACCCCACCGATGACCCAGCCCGGGACGAGTGTGATGGCTGCCTGGGCACCGGTTGCATCCCGCGCTTCGGTGAAGGCAACCAACTGCCCTTCGGCGGCTTCCCTGCCGTCTCGATCATCGCCAGGAGCTGACCATGCTCAAGCACATCCTGTCTGCCGTGCAGAAGCAGGCTGCGGCAGAGTATCCGCGCGAGTGCTGCGGACTGATCATCCGTTCTGGCCGGAGCCAGCGATACGTTCCCTGCGAAAACACCGCTACCGACGCCGGCGAGGAGTTCCGCATCGCGCCGGAGGCGTATGCAGAGGCAGAGGACCAGGGAGAGATCGTCGCCGTGGTGCACAGCCACCCCGACGCCACCAGCCGACCAAGTGCCGCAGACGTCGCTATGTGCAACGCATCGGGTCTGACTTGGCACATCCTGAGCTGGCCGGAGGGCGACCTGCGTACCATCGAGCCCGTCGATCAGGTGCCGCTGCTCGGGCGCGCGTTCGTGCATGGGGTGCAGGACTGCTGGCAGGTCTGCGCCGACTGGTACCAGAGGGAGTGGGGCATCGAGTTCCCGCACTTCGAGCGTGCCGATGGCTGGTGGGAGCGGGCAGACGGTCCAAGCCTCTACGAACAGCGGTTCGAGGCTGCTGGCTTCATCCGGGTGGACCGGCCGCAGCGCGGCGACATGATCGTGATGGCGGTGGGGCGCACCGCGCACCCGAACCACGCCGGAATCTACCTGGCGGACGATCCATCACTACCTGGCGAGGATATGCAACACTTCGGCGCCGGGCCGTTCCTGTTGCACCACCTGTACGGCAAGCCCAGCGAAATCATCGTGTTCGGTGGGCCGTGGCTCGACCGGATGCGCTTGGTGCTGCGGCACTGGCACGCGAAATGAAGCGGCTGTGCCGCGGGAGGAGAGTATGCAGCAGCGCTATTTGCTAACCATCCATGACCTTTTTACGGTGCGCGATGGCGTGCGGTGCGGCGGCGAGGCGTTCGTGGCAATCCTCGACGATCAGGATGAAATCGACCGATTGAGATTCGCCGGCATGACGAGTCCAGGTAGCGCTGGGTATCGTCGTAGCTATTCCGGGAAGCCTGGGCTCACCGCACGACTGGTTTCTGGTCCAGGGCGTATCACCTTTGAAGCGATCAGCTCGGCGGCGTGAGTCCGCCGACAAAGTTGTCAGTGCCCACCTCGTGCGAGCCGTATTCGACGCCGAAGCCTTCGCCGTGCAGTAACGCCTCAGCGTCCACTGCTTCCTTGGACGCATAAATATCCATGAATCTCCAAGGTGCGCTCTGGGCAACCGCCCAGCCTGGAACCCAGCCGGGATTGCTCGGGTCTTTAGGCAGATTGTGGACGAGACTTCTAATGATCATGTGATCTCCATTGTCAGGTGAATACCTTCCGGTGTCTTACGGCAGGGCACGCAGTACGTGTCCTATCTCATAGTCGCCCAGGTTCACCACCCAGCTTCCTTCCAATGGAGCCAGATAGCCGAGCCTGGTGCCGTCAGGGGCAAAGAGCACAGAGTCAATAATGCTGAAGGGTGGCTGTCCAGGCACCGTCGTTTGTCCAATGCCATCCACGATATAACCAAGCACCTCCGTCGAGGCTCTGCTCTTGAAAATTGCCCACTTCCCAGTTAGATACGACTTTTCGGCCATAAAATGCTCCTTGTAGCTGTGGCAGATATCCATTGCGGCCTCGTGGTCTGTTTTGACGAGGCTGTTCAAGATTACGGGACCTGAGTTTCTGGTGGCACTGTGATTCTATCCAGCCTTGAAACGACTGAGGTAGACCCAGCGGTACGGCAGGATGCGTCTGGTACTGCGTTATCGAGAACGCTCCTTGTCCGCTTGAGTCCAGCTGTGTGCCGGGTTCTCGTGCTGGCGTGGTGATGGTAGAGTCCGTCCCTTTCCAAAGTCGCTGCGGAGAGCAATGGATGCGCATCCTGGGAATTCTTGCGCTGGTGGTTGGGGCCGTGCTGCTCATCAGCGCGCTCGCCATGGACACTACTGTTGGCACCATGTCTGGCGATCGAGTGAACAACATAGGCCTCATTGCTGCCAGAGAACAGAGAACAATCATTGCTGGCATTGCACTCATTATTGGCGTACTGCTTGTAGTGCTTGGAAAAAGGAAGGTGCTTACGCCGACGCCTGCAGTTGCCTTTGACTCTCGGCCATGTCCGTATTGCGCAGAAACTATTAAGTGTGCCGCCGTCAAGTGTCGATTCTGCGGCGCGGACGTGGACGCGACCCCGGCTCCCGAGGGGCCGCCTCCTCTAACTCATGGGTGGACAGTGAATATCGCATGTAAGCCCGGAGAGGAATTTGATGGGCATCTTGCGAAGCTCGAAGAACTTCAGTTGCCAATATTCTCCAGTGCTGAATCGACAATTGTGGTCGGACCATACGCGGAGAAGAAAAAGGCAGACTCGGTTAAAAGAAGGCTTAGTGCAGTCCACTATATGCATGGAAAACTGGACTGGATAGAGAAGAAGTAGATACCCCCGCTGTTTATCGATTTCAGTGCAGAACCGCCTCCGGGCGGTTTTTTATTACCTGGAGAAAAACATGACCATCGCAGCGCACCACACTCCGATGACCACCATCAAGCTCTATGGCGCGCTCCGGCAGTTCGGCCGGGAGTACCGTATGCTCGTCGGGTCGACTGCTGAAGCGATCAAGGCCTTGTGCGTGCAGATTCCAGGCCTCGAGCGCTTCCTCGCCAATGCCCACCTGCGAGGTATGGAGTTCGCTGTATTCCGTGGGAAACGGAACATTTCCCAGGATGAACTGCAGTTCGGGGGCGCCGAGGAAATTCGCATTGCTCCGGTCATGCGTGGCCGGAAGCGTGGCGGGTTGGTGCAGACGATAGTCGGGGCCGCCTTGATAGCTGCTTCCTACGTTTCCCCCGTCATAGCCCCGTATGCGCTGCCAGCAGGGATAGGGATGGTTGCCGGCGGCGTCATCCAAATGCTCAGCCCCCAAGCCAAGGGCCTGAGCCAGTCAGCCGCCCCGGAGAACCTGCCCAGCTACGCCTTCGGCAGCGCCAGAAATACTACCGCCAGCGGGAACCCGGTGCCGATCTGCTACGGGAAGCGCCGTTGGGGCGGGGCGATTATCTCGGCATCGATTTATTCGGAAGACAAAATTTAATTAGGAATGTTTTCTTGCTTGTTTAGAGAGTATCTGTAAGAGAATTTTTTGCCATATATAGAGCTGAAGTCTATTTGATAGTCGAAACTTGTGTTTGGTGGCTGTAATGTTGTGAATATAAGCCTGGGGGTCGTGCACTCTTTGTTGTCGTGGATGTCTACAAGGACGATCTCCTCACCTGTTTTTAGTGAGTCGTTAGGACGAGGCGTTCCGGCAGTTGCGCAATATGGGGGGATTCCTTGTTTGGCTAGTGCGTGTAGAATGTTTCCGTCTATTTCCTTGCCATTCTCGTAGAATGTTATTTTGTCTATATATGCTGGTCCTAGCCCGTTATTGAATATTATCATTTGGTAATTATCTTTAAGGGATAGGTATGAGTTTACTCTTGGTTCGACGCTTATGTAGTTGTGTTCCTTAAGAGTATAGGCTTGATATGCGCTTAGGGTTACGGCAGTTATTGAAGTTATCAGGGCGCACCACTCAATCCAATGTGATCGTGAGGCCTTCTCTTGGTTGCTCATGATTTTCATTCCTTGAAAGTGAAGTTGAATTTCCAATTTATATAGATAAACCCGCTAAGTGAATTTCTACTAGCACTTTAGATAGCCCGCTTATGTGCGGGCTATTTCATGCCCGGAGGAAAGCATGGGCGCAGAAAACCAGCACCTGACCGGCCGCAAGGGCGGCAGTAGCAAGCCGAAACAGCCGGTCGAGGCACCCGACAGCCTGCGCTCGGTCGCGATGGCCAAGATCCTGCTTGCCGTGGGCGAAGGCGAGTTCGCCGGCGTTCCGAGCGAGCGCGATATCTACCTCGACAACACCCCACTGATGGACCCGAGCGGTAACCTGAACTTCCCCAACGTTAAGTGGGAGTGGCGCGCGGGGGCGGTGGACCAGGACTACATCCCTGGCATCCCTGCCGTTGAGAACGAAACCAGCGTCAACGTCGAGTTGCGCAGCGATACGCCCTGGGTGCGCTCGCTGAGCAATACCCAGCTTTCCGCAGTGCGTCTGCGCTTCGCCTGGCCAGCGCTCCAGCAGCAGGACACCAACGGCAACATCGGCGGGTACCGGATCGAATATGCCGTAGATCTGGCCACCGACGGCGGCGCCTATCAGGAGGTGCTGCGCGAGGCCGTCGATGGCAAGACCACCACCCGCTACGAGCGTTCCCGCCGGATCGACCTGCCGGCGGCCACCAATGGCTGGCAGGTGCGCGTCCGCCGCCTGACGCCGAACCAGAACAACAACCGCATCGCCGACACCATGCTGATCGCCGGCTACACCGAGGTGATCGACGCGAAGCTGCGCTACCCGAACACGGCCCTGCTGTACGTCGAGTTCAGCGCAGAGCAGTTCAGCAACATTCCGGCTGTCACAGTCGACTGTCGCGGGCGGAAGGTCCAAGTGCCGAGCAATTACGATCCGGAGACCCGGGCCTACCTCGGCATCTGGGACGGCACGATGAAACAGGCCTGGACCGACAACCCGGTCTGGCACACCTACGACATCGTGACCAACGATCGCTTCGGTGTGGGTAAACGCATCAAGGCCTGGATGGTCGATCGCTGGGAGATGTACCGGATTTCCCAGTACTGCGACCAGTTGGTGCCGGATGGGAAGGGTGGCCAGGAGCCGCGACACACCTGCAACCTGAACCTGCAAAGCCGCGCCGGGGCCTGGGAGCTGCTGCGTGACCTCACCGCGATCTACCGTGGTATGGCGTACTGGGCCCAGGGCCAACTGAAGATCCAGGCGGATATCCCGCGCGCCACCGACGTCGATTTCGCCTACACCCGGGCCAATGTCATTGACGACCGCTTCAGCTACGGCTCGGCCAGTGAGCGCACTCGCTACAGCCGTGCCTTGGTCAGCTACGACAATCCGGCGAACAACTACGACACCGACGTGGCTGTGGCCACCGATAAGCGCCTGCAGCGGCGTTACGGCGACAACCCGGTCGAGGTGGCAGCCATTGGCTGCACCCGCGAGAGTGAGGCCCAGCGGCGCGGAAAATGGGCGATCCTGACCAACAGCCAGGATCGCACGATAACGTTCCGTACCGGGATGGACGGAGCAATCCCGCTGCCGGGATGGGTGATTCCGGTGGCTGATGCGCTGTTGGCTGGACGGGAGATCGGCGGGAGGATCTCGGCGGTTGCTGGCCGAGTGATCACCTTGGATCGCGATACTCAGGCGAAGGCTGGCGACCGGCTGCTCCTGAACCTGCCCAGCGGTAAGGCTGAGGCGCGAACCGTGCAGTCGGTAACCGGGCGCGCGGTGACCGTGACGACAGCCTACAGCGAGACCCCGCTACCGGAACTGGTCTGGACCCTCGATGCCGACGACCTGGCGGTGCCGCTCTACCGTGTGATGAAAGTCAGCCAGCCGGAGCGGGGTGTCTTCGAGATCACCGCTCTGCAGTATGAGCCCGGGAAGTTCTCGGCGATCGACACTGGTGCCAAGTTGGAGAGCCGGCCGATCAGCGTTATCCCGATCACCACAGTTGCGCCGCCGGCGAGCGTCACGCTGACCTCGCACTACCAGTTCGATCAGGGGTTGGCGGTCAGCACGATGACCATCGCCTGGCCTGTTGTAGAAGGGGCGGTGGCATACGACGTCGAGTGGAAGAAGGACAGCGGCAACTGGATCCGCCTGCCGCGTGCCGGCACCACCAGCGTCGATGTGACCGGCATCTACGCAGGAGGCTATCTGGCGCGGGTGCGCGCGGTGTCGGCGTTCGACATCACGTCGGTCTGGAAGAGCTCGATCCTGACCCAGCTCAGCGGTAAGACCGGCGCGCCACCGGCGCTGGCGTTCCTGCGTACCACCAGCGGACCGTGGAAGATCGGCCTGGAGTGGGCATTCCCGGCCAGTGGCGCGGCGGACACCGCCTACACCGAGATCCAACAGTCGGTTACCCCGGGCGGCAGCGAACAGAACGCAACTGCCCTGGGCTTGTTCGCATACCCGACCGACACCCACACGCTGACCTCGCTGGCGGCCGGCGCTCGCCTGGCCTTCCGCGGGCGGCTGATCGACCGGACCGGCAACGTCGGCCCCTGGTCGGCCTGGGTCGACGGTATCAGCTCGACGGATGCGAGCGAGTACAACGAACTGATCACCAAGGAGTACGTCGAGTCCGCGCTGGGCGAGCAGTTCTTCGCCGACATCGATCAGATGCAGGTCGATATCAGTGGCCTGCAGGACCAGATCGACAATCTGACCGATGTGCTGGCCTACGACCCGACGAAGACCTACGCGAAGAACGATATCGTGCGGGTCGGCAACCGGCTGTATCAAGCGAAGCAGGCGGTGCCGCTCAACGCCTCTCCGCCGAATGCGACCTACTGGGCCGACATCGGACAGTCGATCGAGACGGCCAACGGCCTGGCCCAGCAGGTGGCCACCAACACTGCGGATATCACCGAGCTCGACGGTAAGGTCGAAGCGGCGGCTTCGAGCCTGGATGTTCTGCAGGCTGCCGCCCGCCGGGAGCCGGCGACCGGAGAGAAGGCCGATGCGCTGAAGGGCTGGGACACCATTGCTCGAGCCGCCACCGAAGTCACCGTGCGGGCGAACGAGGACGAAGCGCAGGCGAAGCGGACGAGCTTGCTTGAAGCGCGGACTGCAACTGCGGAGGGGCGCATTACCACGGTCGAGCAGGTGACCGCGAGCGACAGACAAGCCACTGCCCAGCGCATCGACCAACTTTCAGCGGAGGTGGGTAGCAACAGTGCGGCAATCCAGACGACGTCCCAGGCAGTGGCCTCTCTGGATGGGAACGTTCAGGCGCTCTACAGCGTAAAGCTCCAGGCCCATGCCAATGGGCAGTCGTACGCCGCTGGCTGGCAACTGGGCTTCGACAGCGGCACGAGCGTGACGACCATGGCGTTCCAGGCTGATCGGTTCCTCTGGTTCAACAGTTCCAGCGGGCAGACCGTGGCGCCGGTCTCGATCGTCGGAGGCCAGATGTTCATCAACAACGCGATGATTCAGGACGGTTCGATTACGAACGCGAAGATCGGCAACGTGATTCAGTCGACCGCACTCGGTGCCAACGGCGAGCCGCTGTGGAAGCTTGATAAAGCAGGGAGTTTGACGATGAACAGCGCAACGTCCGGAGGCTTCATGAGGCAGACAGCGGAGGCCGTTAAAGTCTACGACGCGAACCTGGTGTTACGGGTACAGATCGGGAATCTCGACGCATGAGCTATGGCATCCGAATTCGAAACGCAGCCGGAGGGATCGTGATGGACCTCACCGGCCAGTCGGCGCGGACTGTATATCGACAATCGATTGGAGCGATCACAGGAGGAATGGCAGTGAGTATTCCCGGCTTTGATCCCGCTCGTGGTGTAGTTTTCTTAATCTCAAGCGGCTACCCATTTGGAAACGTCCCTTCCTATAGAATATCTGGAAATGTAATTACGTTTTTGCGAGACGGATCTCCAAATGTTACCTATGTCCTGCATGCGGTAATGTTCTCATGAGCTACGGTATCCTTGTTCGAGGGAACAATGGGCAAACAATTATCGATGACTCAAACCCCTGCATGCATATTGTTGAAGGTGGGGTGTATGGCGTTCAAGGAGCGGTGGAAATTGTTGTAAACTACTCGGCGCCAATTAATTCGCCCTACGAGCCATATGTATACTTCTGTCCTAATGGGCCTCACCAGATTTATAGATTTCGACATCTGGGAGGGGCTGGGGCTTGGTCTGGATTTGCGTTTTACCAGTCTAGTTTCCAAGATACCGACCCGCCGGTATATGGAGGAAAGTGGAAGGCCGCAGCAGTCATGCTACCCCGTATAGGAGGGTGGGGCATGCATGTATTCGATGCTCAGTCGCGTGTCATGTTCGACAGTAATCGCGAGATTATACGGTTTGTTGGAGGGGCGCAGGAGTGGGAGTTATACGCACATAACCCTAATTGGCCCGGAGGTATGCACATGCAAACATGGGCACTTCCATATCCATATGGGTTGTCCACCTATTTTCTGGTGAGTCATTTTAATCTAAAGCATATCTATACTCTGGAACCCCCTCGTATAGGGTTCTTGTACAATTCCCGGGTCATGATTTTCGTCTCCTCGTTAGTTCCGGATGAGATCGGATTTAAGTTCAACTGGCCACTCATTGTTGTCGCGTAATTTGATGGAGGCTTAAATGGCATGGTATTCAACCGGCACCGTCGCGGTGACAGAAAATAGCCCGACCGTCACCGGCACCGGAACTCAGTTTTCTTCTAATGTCCGGGTAGGCGACGCCTTTATTGCCCCTGACGGGCGCCTCTACGAAGTGAGCAACGTCGCCAGTTCGACGGTCATGTCGATAAAGCCCAACTACCGGGGCAGCACGGCTAGCGGCCAGCCCTATGCGGTGGCGCCAATCCTGGGTTACGACAAGGAGCTGAGCGATCGATTCAACCTGATAGCGAACCAGTGGGGAGGGACGCTGGCCGGCATTCAGCCGTGGGCAACGGCACCGACGCCGGCCCAGGCGAGGAACTCGCTCGAGTTGCGCAGCGCCGCCCAGGCCGATATCGGTACAATGCTTGGAAACGCCATGCCGGTCGGCGCATTCGGGATTGGTTCTGAGCGTCCTGACCGAGCACCATCGATTCATCGTTATGCGACAAGCGTCGAGATATTCGATTCGACAACTGTTGACTCCGTGGCAACTGGCATTAGCAACGGATCTGTGTTGACGATCGGCTACGACGGATCCGACTTGCGAGGAGCGCAGATGTTTTTCGGCCAGGTGCCGGCATCTACGGTCAAAGGTCGGTGCGGGAAATTCTCGTCTGCCCCTATTTTCGAGTTCTACACGACTATAAACACGACGAGAGCAACCGACGGGACGCTTCGTGCTGCATCGCCGGTCGTGCGTATCGCCAACGTTGATGGGAGCTTGAGACCGGACCTCAACGAACTGGACTTCGAGCCTGCGGGGGCTTGGGGTGTAGCCAACGCAGAGGCCCGCGGCGTTACTGTTCAACGGCTCGCCGTTGGCGTCTACAAGGTCTCTGGTAGCCTGGGGCTAGCGAAAGAGGGCTGGCGCGTGATCGACCCTGCGTCTCCCGACGGCGGTCGCCCACTCGGTATCACTGATAGCGAACAGGCTGAGGATGGGACGGTCACCATCCGGCTCTTCAAACAGCGCTGGACACTCAGTGACGACGGCGAAATGGTGCTCGGGAAGGGCGCCCCACTGGATGTCCCGCTCAACAGTTGGATCGATGTCCGATTGTCGATGCCGGCACCTCCCGAGATGCAGCCCGAGACTCTATGACCAGCCCGCACTCTGCGGGCTTTTTTTTGTGCCTGGAGATCAGCATGCCTATCACTGAGCAGCAACTGCTGCAAATCCTCCCGAACGCCGGCCCTCGCGCCGGCGTTTTTGTTGGTGCGCTGAACCGCGGGATGACGCGCTTCGGTATCACGTCGCCTGTGCGAGTCGCCGCGTTTCTGGCCCAGATCGGCCATGAAAGCGGCCAGTTGACCCGCCTGGTGGAGAACCTCAACTACAGCGCGCGCGGCCTGGCTGCGACCTGGCCGATTCGCTACCTCGGCGCCGACGGGCAGCCCAACGCGTTGGCGCAGCGCCTGGCGCGCAATCCTCGGGCCATCGCCAACAACGCCTACGCCTCGCGCAACGGCAATGGCGACGAGGCCTCCGGCGACGGCTGGCGGTACCGCGGGCGCGGGCTGCTACAGATCACCGGCCGGGCGAACTACCGCGCCGCCGGCGCCGGGCTGGGCCAGCCGCTGGAGCAGGAACCAGAGCTGCTCGAGCAGCCGGAATTCGCTGCGCTGTCGGCGGCCTGGTGGTGGGCCAGTCACGGCTTGAACGACCTGGCCGACCGCGGCGAGTTCGCCGCCATCACTCGGCGCATCAACGGCGGCACGAACGGCCAGGCGGAGCGCCTGGCGCTGTGGGAGCGGGCGAAGAGGGTGCTGTCGTGATCTCCGCCCGTCCTTTATCGGTCGCGCTGGCCTGCCTGCTACTGCTCGGCCTCGGCGCCGCCGGCGGTGTCTGGCTCGGCGCGCGGCACTACCGGCCGCAGCTTGATGCTGCGCTGGCGGATCTGGTCGCCTGCCGCGCCGCCAGGGGAGGCCTGGAGGACGCAGTGGCGGAGCAGGTCCGGCAGGTTGCCGCGCTGCGTCAGGCTGGCGAGCAGCGCGCCCGGGATGCCGCGCAGGCTGTGGATCGGGGACGGCAGCAGGCCGCGGAGCAGTATGCCGAAGCCCAGCGCCTGGTACGTGAGCGAACCGCCGGCGGGCAGTGTGCGGCCGCCGAGGCGGTCATTGATCAGGAGTTGGGTCTATGAGGGTGGTGCTAATGCTGGTGATGGGCGCGCTGGCGGGATGCGCCGGCCAGGTCGAGCCTGAGCCGCGCACGGTGCGCGTAGAAGTGCCTGTTGCGGTGCCGTGCCGAGTGCCGGCGGTAGAAGTGCCGGCCTGGGCAGCGGCTGGGCTGAAGAAGAGCGACGACCTACAGACCAAGGTCCGTGCGCTGCTGGCCGAGCGGCGGCAGCGGATTGGTTACGAGGCGCAACTCCTGGCTGCGAACCAGGCCTGTCAGAATTAGGAGTAGACTACGGCCTTTTCCTACGGAGCAGGGCGATGCTGGTCATTCGATTCAAGGGCTGGTCGGTGAAACTCGACCACCAGGTGGGTGGAGCAGGGAAGTTCGGCATCTGGTCATTCCACGGCTCGGAGAGCAGCTACGTCCCAGACATGCAGACGATTCTCCGGCATGCAGCGATCCGGCCGGCGGAGCCGAAGGAAAGCGGCGAAGTCGAGGTATTCATCTGCGACGCGCGCATGCCGCAGAATGAGTGGCGTGCCATAGGGACGGGCGTTGCTGCCTATGAGGCGGAGCGCTGAGTCTAACTCCGTCTGGGTGTGGATGTTGAGAGCTAGCTGTTTTGCTAGTGGTTGCGGTGTTGTTGGCTACCGAAACTGCGCGCTCGAAGCACGGAAGGAACGCCATGGATATCGAACGGACGCATATTCACAGCCAGCACGGCATCAACTTCAGCTTGGCGATCATTCGCCTCGCATGGGCGGAGCGCAGCCGGCTGCTTCACATGAAGTACTGTCCGTCAGTGAAAGCCAGTCACGCGACTGCTGATCTTGCGGTTGAGGTTTTCGACCGGATGCAGGCAAAGGACCGACCTTGCATACTGAGGGTTTTTGTCTCGCTGCCCCTGACCCGAGCTCAGGCTGACTCTCTGAACCAGCAGCGTGTCACCGTTGCTGGCATGGTCGGTATGCTTGCGGGTGTAGCCGGTAAACGCATCAACACTTTTGTTGGAGTTGGCAGCGGCCTTGCAGTTCGTTGGGCGACTCAAGAGAGTCTGCCGACTTACCACTCCGGTGATGTCGTAATCAGCGTTGAAGGGGAGGTGTCCGGCGGGATTGGGCCTCAGCATTCGGTCAAGTCGGAGATCGTCCAGAGCGCGGGAGAGCCCGCATGAATGATGTCATCCAGTTCGCCATCTGGACTGTAGTCATTGTTGCGGTCGGTCACCTAGTGCGCAACAGGGAGGTCCGTAAGTGGCTTGGGATCGCTGTGTTTGTTGCGGCTTGGGTGCTTATTCTTCGCTTCTCCTCGGTCAAGTTGGCAGGCTTTGGTCTTGACATCTTGGGGATTTGCCTTGGCATCCTCGGGGTTGACCTTTTCGTTCGTAGAGACCGCTTCTCGAAAGCTGACGAGTAAGAGTTGTTGGCTAATAAGAAAAATATGTTTGTTCGAGTGCTAACGTAAGTTGAGTTTGTTGAGCAGCTTCGTGCGCTTAGTACGGTGCTGTCGGCTAGGTAAATGTCAAGTTTCTATAAGTTTGAGAGATAAATTCTGTGGAAATAGACCTGACTCCTGAGGTAAGAAAAGCACTGCACTCAGTTTACGAAGAGGTTATGTGGCTAGCTGGCCGGCCGAATGTGACACCAAGTCGGGCGAGAGCTTGGTATACCCATGTCATGGCAGAGAGCTTAAAGCGTCACATTCGGAGGTTTACGGGAATGGTGTCGCATAAAGCTGTCGTGGATAGTGGAGCGGACTTACGCTTGGAGCATTATATGCGGATCCAGACCACGCTGACGCAACTAGTTGATCTTCATCGAAGTCGGAAAGTGTACGATGTGGACGGGTTTGTACGTACACTAATAGATTGCGAGTCTGTTCATATTGTAACGAAGGATGAGAACTATGCGGCTATGCGTGCAAAAGGGTGCTACGAGACGGCTAAGATTCAGCTTGTAGCATGGGGTGAGATTCACAAGCAACGCCGGGATGAGCTTTGGCGATTGATGTTGCGAAATAAAGTTTCAAACTACAATAGCTTTCGAGACTGACGGGAGTGCTCTGCCGAGAAATACTTGTTTAAAGCGAGGTTGTTCTTTTATCCAAACGCCTTGGTCGGCTCGCCGACTAGCTTGGCCCGCATCGACTGAATCGCCCCTAGTTTCGTAGACACCTCTAAGCCTCATAATGAGGCCCATCAGGAGGTGCCATGAGCAACCAGCGTTACCCCGAAGAATTCAAAATCGAAGCGGTCAAGCAAGTGACCGAGCGCGGCCTCCCCGTGGCCGAGGTGGCAGCGCGGTTAGGCATGTCGGTGCATAGCCTGTATGCCTGGATCAAGCGCTACGGCAAGCCCCAGGAACAACGGCAGCAAGAAGACGATCAGCAGGCCGAACTGCGTCGTCTGCGCGCCGAACTCAAGCGGGTGACCGAAGAGCGAGACATCCTAAAAAAGGCCGCCGCGTACTTTGCCAAGGAGTCCGGCTGAAGTACGCCTTCATCAGCAAGCTGTCGGTGGAGTACCCGGTTCGACGTCTCTGCCAGACCCTTAAAGTGCATCCCAGCGGTTACTACGCCTGGCTGGCCGAGCCGAAATCCGTACGCGCCAAGGAAGATCAGCGCCTGCTCGGGTTGATCAAACATGCCTGGCTGGAAAGCGGTGGGGTCTACGGCTATCGCAAGATCCACGACGACCTGCGTGAGCTGGGGGAGTCCTGTGGCCGGCACCGCGTGGCTCGCCTGATGCGGGGAGAAGGATTGCGCTCGCAGACCGGCTATCGTCGGCGCCCCGGCTATTACGGTGGCAAGCCAACGGTGGCTTCGCCCAATCGCCTGGAACGGCAGTTCAACGTCAGTGAACCGAACAAGGTCTGGGTCACCGACATCACCTACATCCGCACCTATGAGGGTTGGTTGTACTTGGCGGTGGTGCTGGATCTGTTTTCACGCCAGGTGATTGGTTGGTCGATGAAGTCACGGATGTGCAGCGACCTGGCCATCGATGCCTTGCTGATGGCGGTCTGGCGGCGCAAGCCCAAGCAGGAAGTGATGATTCACTCCGACCAGGGCAGCCAGTTCAGCAGCTCGGACTGGCAGAGTTTCCTCAAGGCCAACAACCTAATCAGCAGCATGAGTCGACGCGGTAACTGTCACGACAACGCGGTTGCGGAAAGCTTTTTCCAGTTGCTGAAGCGGGAACGCATCCGAAGGAAAACCTACGGCACCCGCGAAGAAGCCCGCAGTGATGTGTTCGATTACATCGAGATGTTTTATAACCCCAAGCGCCGGCACAGCAGCGCTATGCAGCTATCGCCAGTGGAGTTTGAAAAGCGCTATTTCCAGAGCTTGGAGAGTGTCTAGGAAATCCGGGGCGATTCAGACAGCGCGTCGACGAACTCGTGAAGTGCCGCGTACTGCGAAAGCCTGCCGTACATCGCATCGTTCCAGCCGGAGTGATGCGGTAAGTGGAGTTCAGGTGGGCCAGCGCCACGGCCGGAAGTCACCGGGGATCTGCTCGGCGAGTTGCAGCGTCCCGCCGGCCTCGAGTTCGATCACGAGGTGCGAGGTCGTAGTGGCGGATTGTGGGGAGGAAAGCGCTAGCTTCCCTCTCCGCCCGGTAAGTCCGTGTACCTACCGACTTGGGAACTGCAAAACTGCCGAGCCTTTCTTTTCGTCGGAGGTGGATTTATTTTGTTCCTTCTGCCTCAGGCGAATATCTACAACCCTATCTTTATCGTCTGCAGAAAAATACCCCGAAGGCAAACAGCAAAGCTCTTCAAGGATACTAGTTGGAACTCCTAGAACGTCTCTCAAGGCATTTTTAGAGAGTATCTTATGCTCAATAAGCATCATGACACTCCTCTTAAGAAGCTTGGGGGTCTCAAACTCAAACTCTTCGTCCAACGGCTCTTTTTTAACCCACCCCCTGGCCGATCTAGCCTTCCACAGCCGAAGAGTAACTTCAGGACTTGATATCTCCAAGTCCTGGCTTCTCTTTATCATCGCTGCAATGGAAACCTTCCATCGAGGCTTGAGAGAGAGAAAAGCATCCAAGGTTGGCCACTTTATCTCATTAGAAAAGCTCTCGGCCGGCATCAGAAATGCGCTAGCAAATCTATGTGCCTGAGATTCAAGTAGGTGATAATTTGCCTTGTACTCGTCGGCACCTATTCCTCGATGAAGAACCAGGTGACCTAGCTCATGCGCAGCATCAAATCTGCTTCTAGCTGGAGCAGCCTTGTCAGAAGCCAGCAAAATATACGGCCTGTTGTCTACATCAGACCACCGAGAAACGCCATCCATTTTCACGTAGCCGATTTCCGATCTGGCTACTACGGCGCCATAGCTCTCCAGAACATGGACTACATCAGAGATAGGCCCCCTGCCCAGCCCCCACCTGTCTCGACACTCTTCCGCTAAATGCTCAATCTCGCAATCTTGGATCAGCCGGACGTCGCCACCATCATAGGCGGGGATATTGATATCCGGGAACTCAAGGCTTTCTTGGAGTTTATATGAAACTTCTTCAACCCATTCAAGCCTAGCTTCGGCGGAATCTTTTGCTCCTCGACAAGTGGATACTTGGGATCGGAAGAACCCAGGTCTAGTAACTCCGGACCTAATTGGCGATTCAAGCAGCCATTTTTCTGGAACACCAAACGTCTCACAAATCTTCTTGAAGCTAGAAGACTCAGGAAAGCTATCCCCCTTCTCCCACTTCGAGATATTACTGGTGGAGCAAGAAAGAAGCTCGGCAAGCTTGGCTTGAGTCATCCCAGTAGACGCGCGCAATTGTTTTAGGCGTGCTGACTGAAATCCTAAAATACCTGTTCGCATAACCTGCTGCCTCTATTAATCTCACTCTTGATTATCTGCCTCATTGCCCTCATCTTCGCGCATGCGCTGACGAAGCTTAGGCCATACTCCATCGAAATCAGTGGGGCTAGCCGCTTCATTATATCCAGCCATAAAGTCACTCATACTTTGCCATACATGATAATGGCTGGTGCTGCTGTAATAAGGAACAGCAATCAATATATCCAACGGCCTGGACTGATCCATGTGGGGGGAGGGTGAAAAAGGAATAATTACAGCATTCAAAGTATCGTCTGCCGAAAGAGGCTCAGAATTCTCATCAAGGAGACTCATTTGTGGTGAGGTGAGAAATTTATTTAATCGAGAGTTATTCAGTCTGTACTTCGCAGGCCTGACTGTCTTTTTCCATGGCTTGATGGCAGCAGTGATTTTTATGTTTCCCATAGTCATGAGAGTATAAAACTCACCCGCAGGCTGAGTAGTAGTCACTGAGGAAGACCACGTCCTAGACAGGCCCGCTAACCCGTCTTGAAGAAAACTATATCGGTCTTGGGCGCGCTTGCGACCTTTAGGTATGTTGACCAACTCGCCAGCAGCTTGGTGAGCCTTCTGAAATGCTTGCGGGATGATCGTAAGGATCTCTTCAAAATGCCCGCGCGGTACCTGGTTGCGGATAAAGGTCAAAATCTCATCTTGAGTCTTCATTGACACTCCGAAATCGCCAATATTCCTAAAGCGGATTTTATAGCTTATTTTTTTCCTTTTGACCAGAGTCTCGCCCGACGAAATCGAGGGATCCGGATCCCAAAAAATGCCCGCACCCGCGGGGCTTTAATGAGTGGTCACCTCCACACCCTGCCAGTCCACACCCTGCCAGGGCTAGGCTTTGGCGACATTCGGGCATGAAGTGAAGCTGATTGCTCCGTATTTCGTACGCCCTTTCGTCAAGGGCGTGGGAGTCTCCGGCGAACGAGCGGGCCGGAACCAGGCTGCGTGGATATACAGTCATCCGGGGGAGGCGACGAGTGGAAAGCTGGTCGGAGGAGAAGCGGTCGTGTCAGTGGAGGGACTGGTAAAAAATGCTCGCCCTGGAAGGTCTTGCTACGAATTTGCTACAGCAAATTGAATTTGTTTCGTAACTATATGATTTTATTAGGTAATTTTTTCTAGTTTGACCGATCCATCATCGGCGCAACGGAGAAGCGGCGGGAGAGGGCGGCGGGGGCGTTGGTCGGTTCTGGGCGCATCGGGACTTCGGCAGGGAGAGCGGAGCAGGGCGAGGGATTTTATCAGGGATGGGGGGTGGCGGGGGCTTGGGAGTGGTTGTTCCTCGTTTATGGGCCCACAAGATGGAACCTACCGGCTCCTTTCTGCGGCAGCGGTGCGGCTCGACATCTCCTGGCCAGTTGTTCTGCCGCCTGTAGTGGTCTACTGATCCCGGACACCGATTTAGGCGAGAATCCTCGCCGTGAGAGAGGTGTCTGATGAGCAAGCAACGACGTACGTTTTCCGCCGAGTTCAAACGAGAGGCCGCGGCCCTGGTGTTGGACCAAGGCTACAGCCATATCGACGCCTGCCGTTCGCTGGGGGTGGTGGATTCGGCCTTGCGCCGTTGGGTGAAGCAGCTCGAGGCGGAGCGCCAGGGTGTGACCCCGAAGAGCAAGGCGTTGACGCCTGAGCAGCAAAAGATCCAGGAGCTGGAAGCCCGGATCAACCGGTTGGAGCGGGAGAAAGCGATATTAAAAAAGGCTACCGCTCTCTTGATGTCGGACGAACTCGATCGTACGCGCTGATAGACCAGTTGAGTGAGCAGGAGTCGGTGGAAGTGGTCTGTTCAGCTTTCGATGTGGCGCGGTCTTGCTACTACGTCCACCGTCTTCGACGGCGGCGTGTCGATGCTCGCCGCGTGGCGCTACGCAGCCAAGTCAACCAGTTGTTCAGCCAGAGTCGGGGCTCGGCCGGCAGCCGCAGCATTCTGGGCATGCTGCGCGAAGAGGGCGTGACCATCGGCCGTTTCCGAGTGCGTCGGTTGATGCGTGAGCTGGGCCTGGTCAGCAAGCAACCGGGCTCGCACGCCTACAAACAGGCCACGGTTGAGCGGCCGGATATCCCGAATCGGCTGAACCGCAAATTCGCGACCGAGCATCCCAATCAGGTGTGGTGTGGCGACATCACCTACGTCTGGGCGCAAGGCCGTTGGCACTACCTGGCCGCGGTGCTGGATCTGCATACCCGGCGGGTGATCGGCTGGGCGTTCTCGGCCAAGCCGGATGCCGAACTGGTGATCAAGGCCCTGGACATGGCCTACGAACAGCGCGGCAAGCCACAGCAGGTGCTGTTCCATTCAGACCAGGGCAGCCAGTACGCCAGCCGCCTGTTTCGGCAACGGCTCTGGCGCTATCGGATGCAGCAGAGCATGAGTCGCCGAGGGAATTGCTGGGATAACTCGCCGATGGAGCGCCTGTTCCGCAGTCTGAAGTCGGAGTGGGTCCCGTCAACGGGTTACCTGACGGCGCAGGAGGCCCAACGGGACATCAGTCATTACTTGATGCACCGCTACAACTGGATCAGGCCGCATCAATTCAACGACGGGTTACCACCTGCGGTGGCCGAAGAAAAACTCAACCCACTGTCCGGGATGGGTTGACCACTACAGCCGGCCAGCCAGCAGGAGTCGCCGGCATGGATGATGGGGCCATTCACCCAGCATCTCCTTCGACGGATCTTGCCTATCTCGCAGCCGACATCCACCAGTGCGCCTTAGAACTCTCGGCTTTCAGAGGGGAGAACAGGCTACTTCGTCTTTAGGAAAATTCTCAATTGAATTGATAATCATTCGTGTTTAACGTGTTGTGAAATACGATGCAAGTAGGGGAATGAGAAATGAGTAAGGCACCTCTAAATCTAGTTTCTACTACGATCTACGGCGACAACACCTCTATAGATGGGCTTGGAGATCCTGCTGGAGGTGGCACTGGAAAGGGAAGGCGTGTTCCTGGTGTCGAGGCTAGCGAACGTCCATTTCTACAAGTCATGCAGGAAGAGTCAATTATTCGTAGTGGTATTGAGAAAGATGGATACCCAGAGGTCAAGAAGAAAATAGAGAGTAAGATGAGGTCCGCTGCTGCCAAAGCGCGCAAGGCAGCGAGAGATAAATATAGTACGGCACTGGAGAAGCTGGTTGGTGAGGTTTCGGGCTTCCTAAGTTTCATTGACTCCCAATTTGGCCTTATGGAGGAAAAAATTGCTGAAGGTAGTAAGTCGTACGGCTCGAATCCTATCTACATGGTTGCGGATTTTTCTACGCGTGAGCTGATGAAGGCACGTGAAGAGGCGAAGAGAACAAATGATAACTCTTCGTATGTGGCGTTCTGGGATAACATGTCTAAAAGTTATAAGGCTATCTATGAGGGGAAAGCGTACTCTGAAAGTATCAAGAAGGTAGGGGAAGATTTTGATAGTCTAGCGCTTCAGATGTTAGATTCAACGGCTGCTTCCTTGAGTGATGACCTGGCGGTTGTTCTTAGGAGAGTTAGTGCTCAAGGTGCTATTTTTGATCAGCAAAGTGAATCGCCCCGGATTTCCTAGACACTCTCCAAGCTCTGGAAATAGCGCTTTTCAAACTCCACTGGCGATAGCTGCATAGCGCTGCTGTGCCGGCGCTTGGGGTTATAAAACATCTCGATGTAATCGAACACATCACTGCGGGCTTCTTCGCGGGTGCCGTAGGTTTTCCTTCGGATGCGTTCCCGCTTCAGCAACTGGAAAAAGCTTTCCGCAACCGCGTTGTCGTGACAGTTACCGCGTCGACTCATGCTGCTGATTAGGTTGTTGGCCTTGAGGAAACTCTGCCAGTCCGAGCTGCTGAACTGGCTGCCCTGGTCGGAGTGAATCATCACTTCCTGCTTGGGCTTGCGCCGCCAGACCGCCATCAGCAAGGCATCGATGGCCAGGTCGCTGCACATCCGTGACTTCATCGACCAACCAATCACCTGGCGTGAAAACAGATCCAGCACCACCGCCAAGTACAACCAACCCTCATAGGTGCGGATGTAGGTGATGTCGGTGACCCAGACCTTGTTCGGTTCACTGACGTTGAACTGCCGTTCCAGGCGATTGGGCGAAGCCACCGTTGGCTTGCCACCGTAATAGCCGGGGCGCCGACGATAGCCGGTCTGCGAGCGCAATCCTTCTCCCCGCATCAGGCGAGCCACGCGGTGCCGGCCACAGGACTCCCCCAGCTCACGCAGGTCGTCGTGGATCTTGCGATAGCCGTAGACCCCACCGCTTTCCAGCCAGGCATGTTTGATCAACCCGAGCAGGCGCTGATCTTCCTTGGCGCGTACGGATTTCGGCTCGGCCAGCCAGGCGTAGTAACCGCTGGGATGCACTTTAAGGGTCTGGCAGAGACGTCGAACCGGGTACTCCACCGACAGCTTGCTGATGAAGGCGTACTTCAGCCGGACTCCTTGGCAAAGTACGCGGCGGCCTTTTTTAGGATGTCTCGCTCTTCGGTCACCCGCTTGAGTTCGGCGCGCAGACGACGCAGTTCGGCCTGCTGATCGTCTTCTTGCTGCCGTTGTTCCTGGGGCTTGCCGTAGCGCTTGATCCAGGCATACAGGCTATGCACCGACATGCCTAACCGCGCTGCCACCTCGGCCACGGGGAGGCCGCGCTCGGTCACTTGCTTGACCGCTTCGATTTTGAATTCTTCGGGGTAACGCTGGTTGCTCATGGCACCTCCTGATGGGCCTCATTATGAGGCTTAGAGGTGTCTACGAAACTAGGGGCGATTCAAAGAGATATTCTTCTTCGTGAGTTGCCCAAGGATTTGCGGGGAAGAGTCCAGGTAAAAGCTGGTGATATCTCTAAAGATACGCGTTTGAATGGTGTGAATAGACTGCGAAGGGCTGCTCAACAGATTTCCGAGGAAAGTAAGGTCGCTGCTGTTGGTTATAAGTACAGGTTTGCCAATGGAAATATAACTCCTCCGCTGAGTTCAATGGAAATTGATGAGCTAAATGTTCTGGTTGTAAAGCAGGAGACGACAGATATAGGGAAGAAGTGGCTCGACTACCATCAGGCAACGCTGAACTCCGAGAATGCTAGGGTTGCAAGTGATTTTGCTAATGAAATCGGCCGACTCGCTGATTACATAAAACGGTCGGAGTCTCTTGGGGGACAGGCGCAAGCAAGAATCGATGTTAAGAAAGGTATCCCGCAAAGCCCGCCTGGTGTGGATGTTGTTAGTAACATGGAGCTTTCCAAAAAGCAGAGAGGGATTCTTAAGAGCAATGTACTAGTGCTGTCATGGTTCTATGGTCAGGTTAAAAATAATAGTCCATGGGACTACAAGCAGCAAGGTGCACAGTATGAGGCTTTCGGAAACTTCAATTACGGTGCTACGGGCGCTGCCGCGGGATTGTCGGAGCAGATTTTATTGAGAGCGGCAGGTGCTGCTCAGACTCTAGCAGGAACCTCTGATAAAGATTTTGGGGCTTGGTGGGCGGGGACTCCGTATGGCGACGATCCCGTTGATCAGATATGGATTAAGGCGGGAATAGACTATGCGAAGTCGAAAGGGTACTAATTTTGCTCTGATAGGGCTCTCGTGTTTGGCTCTGGGGCTGTTTGGTTATATATATTTCACTTCGCCAAGTATGCCTTCTCCAACAAGGATTGTCTCTGTTAAAGTGGTTGGAAATGGCGGGGCTATATACGAGGTCCTGTATGACTCTGGTGGGGCTACAGTTCCGTTTGTCTATCGCTATTTTTTGATGGAGTTCCAGACTGATGATGCTGAGGCTCTGAAGAAGCTGAGAGGTGCAGAGCCCTTTCTGGTAACGAAGAGTCCTAATGCTGTGCGTGAAATTCATGGTGATCGAGCAGATTTGTATGTCACGGATACTATCTATAAATATAGGAGTCAGGGATTCTTTATTATCGAAGGGCGACTGGTACCCATTAGGTTCAACCTGAAGGCTACCATGCCTTGACAAATGAAGCGCCGTCACCGCAGGGATGGGAGTGTGGTGGCGAAGTTTTTGTGCTTTAGGATGCAGCAGTCTCTGGTCACATAGGAGTTCCAACACCTCTGCTGGACACCATTCCCTGCCTGCTGAAAGCGCGACTCCCATTATGCGTAGCCGGTCGAGTATCGTTGCCTGTGCCATATCGTCGGTGGCGAGCAATTCCAACTGTCTACCATGGGCGTCCGAGAACCCAAGACCTTCCAGCGAGGCTCGTATACTGTTAGCCAATCGCTCGATGCGGATGACATCCCCATCAGCCTTCTTGACATAGGCTGCCACCGTTTTTCAGTCACTGACAAAACCTCCGTAATATAGTGCTTACACCTGGTACATCTGGATACTCTCCGAAGAGACTGGCGTGGCCTCAATGCGCGCGGGACCCACTCTTCCGGATGTGCACGTTTCCCGAGCCTGGCCTGCCAGACAACGCCGGTCCTAACGCCTGGAGGTCTGCGTAGGCGTAGAACCAACGAGGGCCGGCGGGCTGTGGCGGCTCCTGGCCCTGCTGGCGCGTCTTTGCGGGTCCTAGTCCATTTGAAATATTGCGATCCTGGCATGGGCCAGTAAGATGGGCCGTTCGACGACCCGCACCAGCCTCTATCAAGGATCGATACATGAGACTGTCCCGCCCGCGTTTTACCCTTTCCGCCGCCTTGCTGCTTTCTCTTTCCCTTTCCGGTTGCGTGTCGGAACTCGATTCGGGCGCCTATGGCAGCATGGACGATCCGCGCAACGCGCAGATGCTGGACCTGGTGGACCAGGCGCTGAAAGGGAACATGGCCGTGGTACTGGTGGCCGACGTGATGCCGCACAAGTCCCTGAGCGATGCGCTGACCATGACCCAGTGGACGCCAACGGCGATCTGGGAGTACGAGAAGGACCCGAAGGTGACCTTCGGCCGCAAGTTCCAGACCAACGCGCTGCAGCGGAAGCCCGACGAGACCTATCTGTTCAAGGCCTTCGAGGTGCATATCCTGCCGCCCGGCAAGTACCTGCTGACCGGCGGCGACGACTACCAGATCCATGGCTTGCTCGACCAGGTCGGCGCCCGCGGCGGTCCGCCCGGTTCGGGCCATGGCGCCAACGGCACCGCGTACCTGTCCCCCGAGCTGTATCGCGAGTACTACCGGGAAGAAGTCTGGAAAGATGCCACCTATGGCAGCGAGATCAAGACCGAGAAGGTCTGCACCGCCGTGCATGTGGCCTCGGGCGCCTGCGTGAGCTGGGGCGAGCAGCAATACACGCAGACGACCCAGGGCTCCCAGGCCGGCTATTACCAGCAGACCGACTCCCGCGACGTACCTTCGATCAAGATCCAGGCACGCTTGCCGGTCGACAAGGCGCTGGCCAGCTTCAGCGTGCAGGGCGGGCAATTGCTGCTGGCCCCGCGCATGCACCTGAAGACCCCCGGCTACAAGTACCAGCAGTCGAAGTGCCGGGCGATCGATCCGAAGAAGATCGAATGCCCATTGGAAAACCTGACCGTCTACACCTGGCCGGCGCCGATGGACTTCAGCCAGTCCCTGATCGCCCAGCGGGCCCTGAGCGACAAGCACCGGCAACTGCTGTCCAGGCTGCAGCCCCTGCAGATCACACCGCTGCGCAAGCAGGGCATGGAAGACCCGGTCTGGGGCGTGCCGCTGTCATTGAAATAGCGGGTGTTCGCTCAGGGGCGCGCCGGGTGCCGCCCCTATCCACGATCGGCAGGGAAGCATTTCCCCACAAGGAAGGTGACATGAACGTCTATCGCAAGGTTTCCCGCAGTGCCGTGACTTGGCTGTGCTCCGCGCTGCTGGCCGCATCCGGCCATGCCTGGGCCGAAGACTGGTGGGTGGTACACAAGGGCGACGACCCTGCCGAGCTTGACGTGTTCCTGGCCGATGCCGATTCGCTGGCACCGGTGCCGGGTATCGAAAACGCCTGGCAGGTGCAGATCGCCATGCTGTTCGACTCTTTCCATCTGCTCAGCGCGCATCAGTACCGCTGCGATACGCGAGAGGTGAAGGTGGTCAACGCCAAGACCTTCTCCAACAACGGGCAACCCACGGACCTCCAGTTCACCTTCGCCAAGGGCTGGACCCCGCTGCCCAACGAAAGCCATGAGGCTGTCCTCCAGTTCATCTGCGCGCCGCAGCAACGCGAACGCAACGGCATGCGCTCCACCGGCAGGGGCGTGCCATTGCAGGCGGTGATCACCGCCGTCGGCATGGTCGAGATGGAGCGCGCCCAGGCCAATCTCGCCGAGGCCCGGCGCAAGCTCGAAGAGGCCAAGAGCGATCGCGTCATGGGCGAACTCGATCGTCTGCTCGGCAACGAGCCCCGGAAGCCCTGAGCCGCTCTGACTGAAGCAGGGTGAAGCGAGGCGGATCGGGCCGTTTTCCGGGACGATCGGCGTAGGTCCGGAAGGCGCGTCGGGAGGGTATCGATGAAGTGGTATAGCCGCATCAGCCTGGGGCTCAGCCTCGCGGTCGCGAGCGCTTTCCTGGTGGCGTACTGGCGATCGCTCGACAGCCATGGCTATCCCAATATGAATGCGCCTGGGCTGTTCGCCTACCTGCTGGTCTTTCCTGCCTGCGCCCTGTTGCTGCATTCCACTGCGTTGGCATTCGTGCTCCAGCAGCGAAAGCTGGGGAGCGCTCGCGAAAGAGCGCTGCAATGGGCGATCAACCTGGTGCTGTGGATGGCGCCGCTTTGTTATGTCCTTGCCAGCGTCTAGCCCGATGTACTTCCTCTCAACCCGCAGAGCGACAAGCCATGAGGGCCGTTTCATCATTTTCCTGGGGGCAATGAGTGTGTTGTCCATTTCAATGGGTGGACGTTCAGCCGGCCCCGCCAGTAGACCGTGTAGCGTAGCTTCGTTTTCGCAGGAATGATGCCGAGCTTGGGACGGAAGTTGATGTCACGGTGCGATGGGGCTCAGAGGACTTGGGGCGGTGGGGCTTTGTCACGATCCCGGTCATATCATGGGCTGCTGACAAGGGAGCATGGCGATTGCGGCTGCCCTTTTCCTGGTGAAGTGCGAAACGGATTTTTCAGGAGGAAGCATGAGCTACGACACGACCGGTTCCATGGTGGGGGCCACAGTAGGAGACCCTAGCGATGAGCGATGGAATGCGTTGATTGACGAAACCGACCTCGTAAAGGGCGCATCACTTATAGGCAGATCGGCAATGGTTTTAGCCAGCCTGGCCGATCTTCCAGATGTTCCGCAAAGCTACACCCATGAGTACATCGTTCAAGGCCACAGACCCGGTATTACCACTGGTGGTGGCAGGTTCTACTGGGATGGGGCGGTTGCGCGGAATCGCCACAACGGCGGGACTATCATCAGCCCCACTGTTCCTGCGTACACTGCCCAGACGGGGTTGGCTGGCTATCTGGATGGCTCGGGGGAAACTGAGCCGTCCGCCTTTGGCTGCTTTGTCCGCAAAATCGAAGGCCATGGCATTCGCCTCGAATGGTTCGGCTGGCTGCCAGGGGAACTCGCCACCGCGCCAGCGCAAAAGCTTCTGCAACAAACCCGTTCGAACGAAGGCTCTGCGGCCCACATCGGTTACACGGCCATGTTTCCCCCGGCGACCGTTCGCTCCGGTCCATTAGTTATCGGTTCGGACCAGATCATCGCCGGAACCAGCCGGACTGTCATTCTCCAGGAGCCCGGTACGGTGACGATGGATGTCCAGCCGTTCATCAGCATGGCCGGACAGAGCAATGTGTTCATCTTCGGCAATGGAATGCAGATCAATGGACAGAAGAACGAGGCACGCAGCGGCGAAGGTCGATATGGACTTTTCATCTATGGCTCGAAAAAAGTCCTGGTCCAGGACCTGACAATCAACGCGTTCTCCGGTGATGGATTGGCCGTTACCGGCGATGCGGGGCGACCAAGCGAAGATGTACGCATCGACCGAGTCCTTTGCAACTTCAATGGACGCAATGGCTTTTCGGTCATCAATGCCAGGCGCGCGACGCTGCTGAATTGCCGAGCGACTAACACGAATACCAATGGACTTGGTGCATCAGCCAATGGACCCTGGGCGGCCTTCGACATAGAGCCCAATGAAGGAAGCGGTTACTTCATCGAAGATATCAACCTGATCGGTTGTTCGAGCGAGGGCAATGCTGGGAACGGACTCCAGTTCACCATCCCGAATACGGACTCCCCTGTCTCCGTCAGGGTCTCCGGATTCCAGTCCCGACGAGACGGTTCGGCTACTCAATACGGGGCGAAGAATGGCGGAGTGGGTTTCATATATGGAGGGGGCGTCTCTCCGAAAAACACTATGTCGGGTCTGATCCAACTGGTTGGCATCGTTGTCGACGAGCCTTTTGGCAGCGCTATGCGTTTCCGCAACTGGAGTGCCAGAAACGCGCCGGTACTCATCAGGGATGTCACGATAAGAAATGTGAACTTCGGCGTGGCCACGGGAAACATAAATCGATGCGGAGTCTGGCAGGACTCTTCTGACTCCATGGAAGTGATTGAACCAAAGGGCAATTTCGAAGTGGATGGGCTGACCGTCTTCGACGATAACCAACAGCTCATTCGACCCGTGTGGACCATGGGAATAGTGGCGGCTCCTACAATCGCCAAGGTGAGGAATGTCTACGTCAACCGACATGGCTATCCTGCTGTTTTGCCGTTACGTACGAAAGTACAAGGAGGCGTAGGGTGGAGCGAGCTGCCGATGGTGTCCTTGTCCTCGTCCTCAGCAATCGCAGGAACGGATTATGTCGGACAAATGGTCGAGTTGACGGGGAGCGGAGGATTCGTACTGCCGGAGGCCGCTCTTGCCTCGGGCTGTGTCTTCAGGATCAGGAATGGTTCGAGCGGCAGCATCAACGTCACGGCACTGGCTGGAGGAATCACGGGCAGTACCTACGGTAGCTACACCAACACAGGAAGCAGCCTGACCTTGATCAATGGGCAGTATGCCGAGCTATGGAGCAATGGAAGCACCTGGGTCCTGAAATGACGCGTAAACCTTTTATTTGGCTTGCCTCCGACTGTCATGGCGTATGGTCGGTATGCCAGGACAGCTTTTCGAGCGGCTCAGCGCTTCGGCGCAAAGACCATCTTCACCGGCGCATCGTGCTTCAGGCGCGAGCCGTCCGCTTGGTTTCCGGGCTCGAAGCTAGGGTGCCAGGCCCTGAGTTCCGTATCGGACAGCCACTCCAGTTGCAATTCGTCCGCGGATGCGCGCAGGTCGAATTGCGCCAGCGACTGCACGACTGAATGGCACTTTTCCGATTTCCCGGTTTCGAGGAGGGAGACCTGTATTTCTTCGCCCCAGGTGATCGAACCTTTCTCCGGGCATTTCCGAACCTCGACGTGGTATTGCCCGTTCGGCGACGGCAGGTCGGAAATCAGCTTGTCGGGGCCGCAGGCGGCGAGGAGTACACTCAGTATCAGCAGGGGGCTTTTTTTCAT